TGGATCTTCTAAACCATCATCTGTAGATTTAAACCATTCCCTATAGATTGGTAATGGAGGTACTCTAAGTTCTACTTGAGTAGGATCAGGAAGTAATTCAGGAATAGTTCTACTAGATTCTAAATATTTAAAGATATGTACTTTCTGTACATCATCCCAGTAATAAGAAGTACCACCAGTATCTGTAGTTGTATATACAGCTAGATACATGGTTTCTTCTGGAGGTAAAGGTACTCCAGTTATACTTTGAGTATATTGGTTATCATCATTAACATAAGTACCTTCCGGTACAAATCCCCAACCATCTTCAGTAATAGTATATGTTAAATTTATAGTAAGAGTATTAGTGTAAGTATTTCTATATGAACCAGCATACTCATAATTAGTAGTTCTAGTTATATTTCTAGTTTCTTCTGTAGTTGTAGTAGTTGTAGTTGTAGTACCATCAGGATTAGTTGTAGTAGTAGTTTCAGTTACAGTAACTGTAGTTTTATAATAATAAGTATCTCTATAACTTCCTGTATTAAATCCATATCCCATATTTTCAGCTAACCAAGTCTTAGCCCACACATCATCATCTGGTAATCCATAACCAAAAGCTAAGATGGTTACACTACCTGAATGTTTAGTTTCTAAATACTTTATAAACTTATCTAAATTAGCATAAGTATATCTATAAGTTATATCAGGTAATTGGTGTCTATACTTCTTTGGATCTTTAGCATAAGTTGTGTACTTCTCTAAAGAACCTCTAGGACCACTTAATGAAGCATCAAGAATAGTAGGTACTATCTGTCTACCAGTAAGTATTCCAGATACCATAACAGATACTAGATAATTCTTAGGAACATCTTCTAGAGCTTTACTAGAATCTACTCCATAATAGGTAACTTTCTTACTAAATAAACCCATTAGAATTACCTAAAAAATTCCCCTCAATTAAGAGGGGAAAATTAATTACCTATTAAGTATTGGTTTTAGCTCTAGCCCAGAGTTCACTTATTACTGTATCTATTACACCACCAGAAGTATAGTTTCCTGGTTTACCTGTAATAGCTGGATCAGCAGTCATCATTACAGACCAACCATCTATAATGGTCTTAGCTGCCTTCTGCTCTGCATCTCTATTAAACCCAGTAGCCTGTTTATTATAAAGATCATATTGAGCTTTAATCAAACCACCAGAAGGATTAACAGTTTGTACTAATTCAGTAGCTTTCTTCTGTACTAATAGATCTTTCTCAGCTTTAATCTTATCTATCTGAGCAGTATTAACAGATACTGTAGAATTAGCTAAGTTGGTTTCATTAGTTATCTTAGCTCTTAACTCAAGAATCTGTTGTTCCATAAGAGCAATCTTCTTTTGCTCAGTAAGAACCATTTGAGTCTTAAGTTCAATTTCCTTAGTAGCAAGTTCAATTTCTTTTCCTTTTAGAACTAGCTCTTGCTGTCTAATAAGTAGTTCTTGATCTTTAATCTGTAGCTCTTTAGCTTTAAGTAAGATATTGGCATCTATCTCTGCTTCTTGCTTAATAGTTAAAGATGTTTGAGCTTTAATTAATTCTGCTTGAGCATCTGCTTGCTGTTTACCAAGAAGAAACTGCATAGCCTGAGCCATAGCATACTGCATAGCTCCAAGATAAGCAGTTGCATAGTCAGATCCCTTAATTCTATCTTCCTGATACTGCTCTTCTAGTCTAGAACCAACAGCAGTCATTAATACATCAAATACACCTGTACCATCAACATAACCAGTAGTAAGATCTTCTATCTTAATTTCAGCCATTACTCAGTACCTCCAGCCATAGCTTGCTTTCTAGCTAACTCTTTAAGTTGTTCCTTATTAAGAGGAGGTAGAATCTCAATAGCAAACTCAGGTACTAGTCTAGCTCTTCTAACCTTATTACCCTTATTGTCTAGTACTGTTTGGAATACTGAACACTTACGTTCCTTAAGAAACTCATACATAATCTTAGGAATATGCCAACCTTCAGCACCAGCATTGAAAGGTACATACTTCTTATAGGTTCCAACCTTTGCTGAACCAACAGAAATAATTTCACCTTCCCAGTCTTTCTTAGCTGGATTCATACAAGTAATTCTACATCTAACTAGTTGGTCAGCTTCTCTCTTTCTATTCTTTACTTTTTCTTGTTGAAACTCTTTACTAGATAGTGCTTTTACTTTCTTTGGTTTAGCTTCCATTGGTTCTTCTTCTTCAGTATTCCCTTCTAAAGCATTATTAATCTTAGCTCTAAGCTTATCTACACCCGTATTAGGATGATATTTGATACCCATAAGGTCAGCCCTAGCCTTAAGTGCTTGAAGCTCATCAGTGGCTTCTACGTAGCTTACAGAGGTATCTTCTTCTACTTCATTCATCATTTCTTCAGACATGTCACTTACCTTTTTATATGTGGGTGGAACCACGGTTAATTAACTAATAGCATTATCAATATGATTCTGCCAAACAAATCCTCCTGCTGATTTCTTCTTTCCTTTACAAACTTTAATAATAGAACTTGGATCTATTCCTAATTCAAAAGCAGCTTCTCTAGCAGAAAACCAAATCTTAATAATCTTGCCAGTTTCTTTGTCTATTTGGGCAGTTTTTATAGCTTTAGATTTAGCTGAATTTTCTTCTAAAGAAATCCATTGACAGTTTTCTTTGAAGTATCCTAATTTAGAAGATATTCGATCAATAGTTAAATCGTCACTATAACCTTCTTGCATATCTTCCCAAAAACCTTCAAAAGTATTCCATTTATCACAAACAGTTACTCCTTTAGCTCCATAATCTACATAACTATCATGGTTTGGATTAGAGCAGCGTTGTTTCATATTTCCATGTATTCTTCTAGCTCTATCTAATGACTTATCAAACTTAGTTAATGGACTACAGTTATTGCCAGTACTACCACAACTTTGTAATTTTAATCCATTGTAATAAGGTTTTTCTACTTCTTGATTACAGTAAGAGCATTTAAATAATCCAAATCTAACTTTTGAATTACCATACTCTCTCATATCTAACTTTCTAATCAATAACATACTGCCTACTCCTAATTAAAGAAGTAGGCAGTATAGTTCAAAAGTCCCTATTTGTCAATGGAACCCTTACCACTCTGCAAGCGAGTAAGTTAGGGCAATGTGCTCCGGTCTAAGTACCATGAACCCATACCACCATTTTATACTGAAAAATCCAGTCTCACCATAAGGATCTTGAGTGGTGTGATTCTGAGCAGGAGGTACATGCTTGGTCTTAAACTTAACAGACTTACCGCTAGTCTGGAAACCAATAGTGGTAAAGGAACCACTACCAACAACCAGCATAGGATAAACATTATAAGCGAAACCAGCACCATCAGCAGTAGAAGCATAACGGAAGAGAGTAGTCTCTTCAGCAGCATCAGCTACAGCACTACCAGCAGCATCCCAATGCATCATCTCAGGAACAACAATGAAGCGATAGTTATCTACTGCACCTACTTCACCTCTAGCTACCTGACCAGCAGAAGCATAACTAGCTACAGGAATAAATGCCTTATTACCATGATAGTCAGTCATCTTCATAATAGTAGGAAGAAGCTCAGAACCAATATAGATATACCGAGCAGCATTAACTACCTTGGTATCAACCATACGGCTACCAGAGATGAGAGTAGTATTCTTAGGACAACGGTTGTTATCTAGCTCAATAGAGCCCTTAACAAGGTCATCATAAGTAATAACATCATTGTTAGCATAGGTAGCATCATCACCATTAATAGTAGCTACAGAAGTAGCAGCACCAGGATAACGAACTACACCAGCAGCATTGAGAAGGTCAATCTGAAGCTGATCTTCAGTCATCTCATTAGCAGCCTTAACTACTTCCTGAGTCAGATGCATCATCAGCTCAGAGTCAGTATCAAAGTCCATAGAATCCTGAGTGTACTCAGTGAAGAAGCCGAACTTCTCAATAGTACCTTCAAGTTCAATACGCTTCATACCAACACGATTGACTCTACCACCAGTTTCAGACAGAGTAGGAATCTTACCCTGAATAGTACCTACATCCTTACTAGAACCATAAAGATTACCATAGTTACTATCATCAGTAGCAGCAATAGAAGTAACAGTGTAATCAGCACCAATAGCAGTTACAAATGCAGCATAAGAAGCAGCAGCATCAGTAGCAATATTAGTAATTGCACCAGGAACATAGCCTTCATTAGCAGCCCAAGCATTAAAATTAGCTTGTGCTTCTAGCAGTGCAGCAGCAGCACTAGTAGTGGAATCACCACGGAAGTACATGGTTTGGGATACAGGTTGACCTGCTCTTAGAACAGAAATATATGCAACCTTCTTAGCAGTAGCAGAAGCTAAAGCACCAGTAGCATCAATACCCATATCGTTAAGGTTACGATCATCCAGAATAGGAAGATAGTGGTATTGCTTAATGGTCTTACCCATGTTCTTAGGCATAGCTCTGGCATTAGCCATCTGACCAAAGTAAGTTTCTTTAGCAGCTTCTACTAGAGCCTTCTTATAAATATAATCAGTACGAAGCTGATTACCTACAGTAGAAGAAGAACCTCCTACTGGATCGTTATACATCATCCCATTAGCCATGATAAATCACCTATAATAATATTAAATATATTTACTACTCATAATCTTCTCAAACTCTTCATCACTCATATCAAGTGGGTTAAAGTCATCTGAAGCTTTAGTAGTCGCATTACTTTTTGTAGAACTAGCAGCTTTCTTCCGTTTTGCAACAGAAGGATCTACTTTATTGGTTGCTTTAATATTACTAGCAGTGAATGTTCCTGCTTGGGTTGGGTTATTAAAACCTCCCTGAGCTTGAATTGCATCACCCACTTGTTTATAAGCTTCAATATCAGATAGGCCAACAAGCCTGCCTAACATGCGCTCTCGTTCTACTACTGACTGGATCTTTTCATAGATACCAGCTTGTACATGTTCATTGATAATCTTAATTAAAACTGGATTATCAAGAATTACTTTCTTACTTGGTTCATCCCACTTATTGCCAATAACATCAGCAGTCACTTTAAAAGATTCTGTGTCCTTAATTTCATCAAGTACAGAATCTAGTTCTAACTCTTTGTCACTAACAGTGTAAGCTTTGGGCTGATACTTTTCAGCATTATCCATATCTAAATCTAAAGGATCTATATTAGAATCTTTTAGAAATTTAGTTACCGCATTTGGATCTTTTCTACTTAGGTCAATTAGAAAACTAATCTTACCTTCATCTAAAAGTCCATTATTTTCTAAGAGCTTTACTATCTTTAGATTAGGCGCTAGAGCCTTCATCTTCTTAGTATAGTTAGCTCCCATTTGCATAAGCTGTCTAGCATCTTCAATACTAGAAACTTGCATCTCTTTACCATTAGCTTTAAATGGAGCTAATAGCTTCTCATACTCTTGCTTATAATCTAACTCTGTAGCTTCCTCAGAGGCTGTAGAATCGTCTGTATCATCCTCATCAGTACTGTCCCCTTCCTCATCATCAGAAAGAGGCTCAGAGACCGTTTGGGAGGCTTCTACATCTTCTTCTTCATCGGTTCCTTCATCGGAGCTTTCTTCTTGTTGCACTTCTTCTTCATTGGAAGATTCCTCTAATTTAGAATAATACTCATCTATTTCATCATCTGGAATATCTAAAATATCTATTTCTTCTTCAGTTTGGTTCTCATCCATATTAAGACTCCAGTTCCTCAGACATGAGTTCTTCTCTTACTTCTTCATCTTCTTTAAGAGACTTCTCAGCCATTCTACCTAACTGGAATATAGTAGCTAAATATTGTCTGAAATAACCAATAGCCAGAATACTATTATCAATCTGTCTCTGATCTTCTGCACTCTGTAAACTAGGATCAGCCTTTAGTAATACTAATCTACTAGCTTCTTCTACAAAGTATCCATCATCAATAACTTTCTTAAAGTCCTTATTCTTAGTTAGCTTTAGTAGACTATTCATTTTGTCTACAGTTTCCTTTCCCTGCTTAATACTAATTTCAATAGTTTCTATATTCTGGTCAGTCATTTCGTGTGTCCTCTATAAAGAGATATATTAAAAGTAATTTATTATTAGTAATAAATCAAGTTTCTTTGGATTTAGCTTCCTGAGATTTAATTAAAGCATCTACTGCTTTTAAATCTAAGTTAGCTTTTCTATCAAATTCCTTCTTAGCTATCTCCTTCTCTACATCTACACCTCGTTCTTTATGAATGAAGTCTAGATCCTTTAGATCAGCTTCTGAACCAACTGCTCTAGCCTTAGCTAGTTCAGCTTGAGTCTTAGCTGACTTAAGTTCTACATCTACTTGGTTCTCTGCACCCTTAGCTCTTTCGTTCTGTACTTGTGCTTCAAGTAGAGCCATCTGTAGTTCTTGCATCTTCTGAGCCATAGGATCAGGCTGAGGTTGATATGTTTCAATCTTCTTAGCTAGATCAGGCATCTTTCTCAGTCTAGCTATATCAGCTAATATCATTTGGCTCATATCCATAGGCATTGAATTACCCATAGTCTGAAGCATGAATGCTAATTCCTGAGCTTTCTGATTATCAGCTTCAGCAGTACTAATAGTTAATTTAAGATCAAAATTACCAGGAAGATCATCTCTCTTAACAGTTACAAACTCTTCATTAGTAACTCTTACTATTTCTTCCTCAGAAAGAAATTCACCATTCATGGCTATAATCTTTCTACCTATCTCTACTATTCCATTAGCTAATCTTCTCAGAATACCTAGCTCTCTCTTAGATGCTGCATCTAATGCTCCTCTAATACCAGCAGCAACATCACCTAAAGCAGCAGAACCAATACCTGAACTATAAGCTTTTACACCAGTAAGTGATTCAGCTTCCATGTTCTGTAGATTAATCATGTATTGTGCAGACTGAGGTATTTCAGGATATGTATGCATATACATAGCCTGTCTCGGATCTACATTAACATTAAATTCATAATCTAATCCCTTATCAAACTTTCTTTTATTAGTTACATCTAAAGCATCCTTTCTTACTCCCATCTGTCCATTAGCACTTCTACCCATAATATCAATCATGCCACGGGTAACAGCACCTATAATCTTTTGGTTATCTTCTAATAATGCACCATCTGGTTCACCATAGATAGACTTACGAACAGGTAAATACTGTACTACTACAAAGGGTAATTTCTTATCAGGGAATGGGTTTTCTTCCATTCTAATAATAGTATCACCAACCCATGTAACTACTATTGGTTCAGCAATACCATCTCCATCTATATCCCAGTATCCCCAATACTCATAAGCTACAAACTTCTGTCTAGGCTTATCTTTAAATCTAAAACCAGAATCATCCTCTGTTGCATAATCTGGTTCTTCAATAGGACTAAGTAGAGTAGATTCTTTAATCTTATCTAAGTTTTTATACTTACCATCTTTCTTTAATTCAGAAAGAGAAGTTTCAAAACTATAAATAATAAAATTAGCTTTATCTGTATCACCTTCACATGTGGGATCAATAATAACATTATTATAATCACAAATGTCAATAGTAGGTTGGTTTCTAATAACCTTAAGCTCTGTAACCATCTCAGTACCAGTTTGTACTGGTTGTAATGGCATACCAGCTTGCATACTCATCTGAATAGCCTGTTGCATCTCAGGAGGTATCTGTTGAGCAGCATTAGGATCTTGCTGTAAAGCTTGAGCCATAGCTTGTAACTGTTGTACATAAGCAGGATCTTGAGAAGGAACAAACTCAATAATAGGTTGTTCTACTTCTACTTCCTCTTCTTCATAATCCCAACCTACTCTACAAATTACTGTACCTTCATCTACAGCAGTTCTTACATATTCATCTATAAAACTAACCTTTTTAATCTTAGTATTGAATTGATTATTTAATACTAATTGGTTCTGTATAGCTGCTTGTTTGTCTTCCCAAGTAACAGGATTAACATCAAATAAATCTTCTGTAGATAAGAAAGCTTCTGATAAAGCTGCATATCTCCATTCAGCTTGCTTCCTAATAAGCTTAGGAACAATCTTAGATCTACCTGGCTTAGACTCTACTAAAGCTTTACCTCTAACATATAAATTATCTAACCAAGTATTAATCTTGGTTACTTGACCATCATGTGAGGTTTGAGATTCTTGGTAATCTTGTTTTAAATCACTTAACTTTGGTGGATTCTTCCATGAGGTAAAACCATCTTCTACTTCTTCTGTAGAATTATTTTCCTCTAGTTCTAATTCTTCATCATTCATAAATAATTACCAAGTAGTAAGAGGACTTCTAACCCAAGTATCAGTAGCTATACATACATAGATATAATTAGCATCCCATGTAATAGTACCAGCTATTCCTGTAGATGTAGCACTAGCAGGAGGATTACTTGTGTGTAAAGTATCAAATAAGGTTTTCTCTTCAGCAGTTAAATGCTGGTATCCATCTACATTTAAACCAGATAGATTATTATGGCTTGGAATATCTATAGCTGCAAATGCATGATCAAAAGCAGATCTAATGTTAACTATTGTACCTGTATCTTCATATATAGTAACTACACCTACTAATATGCCCATACTTGTTAATACAGGAGGTAAGTTAGTAGGAGGAGCTTCATTAGTAGCTTCAGCTAGAGTAGCATATTGGTTCTGACCATAGACTACAGCATAAGCATTAGTAGCAGTACCAAATACAGAATATATCCATTGATTAGAATAATACTTATTACTTAAAGTAGATAAACCAGTGTCTACTAGATTATATTGAGTTGGATTAATAATAGTAGCATTAGTAGCTACCCAATTAGTACCTTTATGGTAATAGGTAAAACTAGCTCCTTCTGCTAATGCTCCATGAATAAACTCATTTAAACCAAACCAATATTTACCAGCAGTACATGAAATACTTAAACCAGTATGTGCAACTAATGCACCTTCTGCTCTAACAAACTTTTCTGTATAGAAACTTCTTTTTCTAAATTTAGCATTACAGTCAGTATTATCATTACTAACATTTAGTATATTAACTGTCTCTCCATTTCTATAGATAATGGCTACAGGTATTTTATCAGAGACATTAATTTCTGTTGAATCAGTAGTAGATGCCCAAATAGGAGTACCAGCATTGTAATCCAAATAAACAAATGAAGTACTCAGATCAGGAATAATTAGAGAAGTATCTTCAGCAATTGAACCAGAATATAAGACTCCAGTACCATCTGAAGTAGATCTAATATAATACTCACCACCAGTAATACTTAACTGCCCACCACCAATATAGAATACTGCCATTGGTGAAGTAAAACCAGAACTATGAAATAATCCTATTACTTCTTGTAAGTTTTTATTATTAATAGGAGAACCAATAACATTACTATTAACTACAGAGTTTAATGGTTGAGTACCAGTATGGTTGGTTCTATCTCTATCAGAATCATGGAAATGAAGAGCAGTATTTAATTCACTAGTTAATGCATCTGCATCTGTAATAGTAATATTATTAACCTGAGCTGCTTCTTCTATACCATTTAATTTGGTTTCTAATTCAGTAGTAAAAGATGCTGTAGTATTACTAAGAGTTAAAGAATAACCTTGAACAGTAGAATTAATATTACTTGTATAAAGTAAATTTGCAGTATCTATATTATCTAATTGGGTTTTATACTCAGTAGTAAATGAAGCAGTAGTATTATAAAGAATACTATTATAAGGCTGTACTAAGTTAAATTCTGTATTTTCAGGATTACCTATATTAGCTACATATAAGATATTGGGTTGATCTAAACCAATAACATCAGAAGCTTCTACTACCACATCATCTAAAGTAAAATGAATAGTAGTATCTTCTTCATGTGACTTACTAGCATATCTAGCATCACCTCTAGTAATATTTAAATACTGAGGATGATCATCTGAACCAAGATTAATAGCTAAACTATGGTCTGCAATATAATTACCTAATGGAGGACCATCAGATAGTGTTTGAACAATAATATCGCTAGTATCAGATACAGGAATAGTTACTTCATCAGATCCAATATCAGTAATAGTAACTGTAGTCATTTACTTTAAATCCTTAAAACAAGTAACCTTACCTACATTGGCTAAACCAGTTCTAATAAGAGTAGTAGTCTCTCCATCTAGTACTCTCTTAATAGTTACATAATATTGCCCTGGAGGTATATTAACTGACTCTTGAGAGGTTACTGGAATATAAGCAATACCATTAGCAGAATCAGTAGATAAAGCTACAGTAATAGATTTATTAAGTACTGGATCAACTGCTTCAGATTTAGCTAGAGTTAAAGTTAGTACAGCACCAGTAATATTAATTATTGGATTATGTCTAATCTTAACTTTAAAGCTATCTCCCTGCACAAAGTCTTTAATTGGTTTGATCATGTAAGCCTCTGAGAGCGTCTGTGAGAGGACTTCAGCCCTTCACCTTACCTAGCCTAGGGTTCTTCTTCTTTGCAGCCTTAGAGGCGTTTCTGGAGCTTGCAGCGAGTATTGCATTAGCTGACTCTTTACTTACACCTTGCTTCTTCTGAATGTCTTTACTTACAGCTTTAAAACCAGGATGCTTCATATCAATGTTCCCATGTCTTATTCTTAGATTTTTCTAAGTGTCTAGATGCCATCCAACCAGGAGCAGCACCAAATGTAGCACCTACAGCTAATTCACCTACAGTACCCATAGAAAGTAACTGCTGCATAAGATCTATATTAAATAAACCAAATACAAATAAACCAAAAGAACCAATAGGTCTAGCTAGTGCTACTAATGCAGTAATAATCTTTACAAAAGCATCTGCATAAGGAGTAGTAGTCTGTTGAGCTAAAGCTGTTAATAGGTCATTTCTAATCTGTTCTTTATCTACTTCTAATTGGTTCTTCTTATCTTTATCTTCTACATACTCAGAACCAACTTCAATAGCTTTATTGATTAGAGGTATTAGTGCAACAATACTCATATACCTTCCTCTCTTGAATGTCTTAATCTCTCTGAAATCACATATCCAGCTAGTAAACCAATGATAATACAAGCAGGGATGATGATATAGCTAGGTAAACCAGATACTCCAATAGTACCTACACCTACTGCTGCTTGTGCTGCTGTAGAGGCTACCGTAGTGCTCTGTAGGGGCTTCTTACCATCTACCCTTACCTCACCTATTGGTTTAGTGCTTTTAAGCTCTCTCAGGGCTTCTGAGAAGCTCTCAGCATATCCTGCAATTAGCTTTGCCTTGTCAGTACCATTGATTACTCTTCTAGCATTAATATAGTCTGATTTAGCATGAGTAATATATACACCTAATCTCTTAGAAGTAAACCAACCTTCAATACTACCTTTAATTAGTATTTGAGCAGATATATTAGGTTCCATTACTTTTTCTGGATAGGATACTAGATTAATACCTAATTCTTTACCAGCTTTCTCGTAATTGTATTTATGAGTTAATTGGACATATCCTCTACCAAAGAAACCAGTATTCCAGTAAGGAGTATTAACTGATTTAAGCTTACCTGAATGATAAGCTCTTTCTAATCTTCTAATAGCTTCTGCATCTGTTTTAGCTAGAGTTTCTCTTACAGGCTGCATAGTATGAGCAGTCTCATGGTAAGCAGTAGCTAAGATATAGGCTAATTGGTTTAATGGTTGATGAGGGTATAGTTCAAACCAAGTATCAATAATAATATCCATACCTTCTACTTGGGTTTGAGCTAACTTACCCTTGAATATAGAAGATCTAATATTAGAGTAGAAAGCAGTTAAGTTCATATTAGATTCCTATTTTTAAGGCCCATACATATCCTGCTAATGTAACTAAAGCAGAACCAAGTAATGCTACAGACCAAAGAAGTATTTTACGAATACCTGCTGTTTCTTCATCCATGTGTTCATTAAGACTCTTACTAAATTTATCCATTCTATCTAGTAATATTTTTTGATTAGTAGCTCTTTGTTCAGAAGCATTATCAATATCTTTCTTAATAATAAGAATATCCTTTTCTACTTCTTCTATTCTCCCTTCTACTTCTTCTACATCATCAGCCATGTGATTAATAGCTACCTTTAGTGCTTTGTCATAATCATTAACCACATCATGTATCCTTTTACGGATAATCTCATATTGATCATCATGTTTTTTAGATAAATCTCTTATACATTGTCCTTGTTCACTAAGCTGATTAATAATAAAAGATAAAGATGTTTGTACTGAGGATAAATCTCCGTATGGTAGTTTTTGTTCAATCATTCGATTTACTCTGAATAATGCTTCGGTAAATGTTTCCTATTTTTTTCTGATAAATAGGAAGAATAACAATGATCTTTTTGTAAGAAGAAAATTAAGTTAACTAATTTATAAGATGTAAACCAATAAATAGAAACATCCTTGTTTCTATATAGCCTGGCAGATAAGGTTTCATCAGCATGTCCTAATACTATAACATTAAATAGCTGATCAATAGCTATCATTAAGTTATAGAGATACTGCTTGAATGAATAGCTCATCTGTTTCTTGTTCAGTTAAACCAAGAGCAGTAATTAAACCAAGTACTAATTCAGAATCTCTCTTAACTTCAGTAGCATATTCCCATTCTATTTGAGCAGCTTCTTTCTGAGGAGAATTCATAGCAGCAATAGCAGCATCTACATCAGCTAATTTATTAATACCTAATAGAGCTAGTCTAGCTTGTCTCATAGATACGGTATTAGGAACTGTAGCCTTAAATGCTGCTAATTGAGCAGCAGCTTCTTGTTCTGCTTTAGTATGTAGTACACCTTCTTCATCAGTATAATCAGAGAAAGTATCTACTACTTCCCACTGCTGTTCGTAGTGTCCCTTATCAGTAAGGATAGGAGTAACTTCTCTAGCAGTTTGAATAATGGCTATATGCTCTGGTTTAGGAGCAGAGAATACTAGCTTATATTCACTAGTAGGTACAAATGGTTTAGGAAAAGAAACATTAGGATTAGCTTCTTTAATCTGTCTTTCAGTTACTGGATATTCACCAGTAGTAGTATTTATATAGGTCATTATTTATTCCTACGCTATAGCTAAGAAAATATATGTAGCAGTAGATACATTGATATTAGTAGCCGTGTTTTGGTTTACTATAAATCCAGAGTTATCAGGATCAATAGAGTCATCAGTAGTTACCTCAGCAGCAGTGGTGTTGAGGCTAAGGTGAGGATCGTTTGCTGCTACTATGCCTCTAGCAGTATCCCACACGAACCAATCTCCTGTAGAATCTGTTCTCTTAATCAATACAAACCTAGCACCTGTAGAGAATCCACAATCAATAGTTTGAGTTGATCCGTTTCCTGTGTATGATCCTACTTTGCTGATGCCGGGTTTGGTGGCCCAGAGGTAGGCGACATAAGTACCACCTGATATATTTGGGTTAGATGTTCCAACAGTAAAAACAGAACTTGTCGGCTCAGTGTCATTCCATACGGTTGATGTAGTATTTGCGGCATCAGTAGCATTCAGAGCTATGTTTTTTGTTCCTGTCAATGCGGAATGGTATCCATTCCAGTATGCGGTACTATCCCTTCTTTTTGCGATAATCATCTCAGGCGCCACGCCCAAGTTATGATCCACCGTCCTTGCTACACCTGTGCCGGTATAGCAAACCACATCAAAGAAACCGGGAGCGCGGGCAAAACCATAAGTTACATAGTTGGCTCCACTCCAGTTAATAAAGCCTGACGACGAAGCCTCTGTGCCAGCAACGTAACCAGTGTTTGAAAAGTCAACAATCGCGTTTGGCTGAGAGTCTTCTGCACCTGTAGCCCAAGCTTGTAGCGTTGCAGTTTTTCCTCTTAGCTTGTCAATAAATCCAAACCCAAGGAATGAGTCAAAGCTTCCTGTCCGTCGGTCTTTAGACAGCAACAAGTCTGGCGACATACTTAGATTTACAGTCGTAGCAGCACCCGTCCCCGTCCGAGCAATCGCGTTATAAACCTCCGTCCCACTCTCAGGCGGCTTGTTGGGGCGGCGGATGGCTAGGTAGATGCCAGTGGCGACCACAGGTGCCGCATCAATAAGCTGAAATCCCGTTGATGTTGGGTGTCCTTTATCTGCCCCAACTACTTCCGAATTAGAAGCATTGGCATAGAGCATTTGGTCATTACTTGTACCATTTGCAAAACCTCTCATGGTATCAAAGATATTCCATTGTCTCGTGGAGTCAGTAGTTAATTTAGTTAATACATACTGTGGCTCCCACCCCAACTCAACTGTAGCCCTTCCAAAAGTATCCGTAGTAAAACTCCCACACTGAATAAACCCATCCGCATCAGTGTCGTGGGCGAAGAGGTAGGCGACGTAGGTTCTACCAGATGCGTTTGTAAGATTTGAATTGCCAACTTCAAAAGTAGAACTTGTTGGGTCTGCATCGCCCAATATCCCAGTACTAGACTGTTGGTCGGCTGTCATGTTTAGATATAAAAAATTATTTTGCCATGATGATAGACTTCGATGACCAACAACCCAGTCAGTTGTACTGTGGCTGGTACATTTAACAATAATCATCCCCGGTGCAATACCAAGACTATGTGCAATCTGCCTACCCGCTACGCCATCCCCAGTATAAGTCGCCACATCAAAAAACTTAGGTGCTTTGCGGAAGGTCCATGATGCGTAGGTATAAGTGTTTGTGCCTATTGTTGTAAATCCTGAAGATGTGAAAGATTGTAGCCCGTAGGTGGTTAAATTAGCTTGTCCACTTGTTGTGTCTGACGAAAGGTAATTTCCACCGCCTCGCGTCGTGTCGTATAGGGCATGCGTTTCAGCAAATCGCCCCTTAATCCAAACCATCCCACCTTCACCAGCCAGATCAATCCCGTTGGTGATGGTTTGTGTACTTCCATTACCTGTATACAAATAAGTAGAAAACACATCATCTACATATAGCTGCTGGGCAGCGTTACCAGCAGTGGATTGCAATGCTTTAGCTAACATTAGGCATAGCTCCCTACAATTGCACCATATAGAGTTGTACTAACTTTCCAGAATACTAGAGTATCAGCAGCAGTAAGAGTAGGAGCAGCATTACCAGTAGCAGTTACCCAAGTAGTAGTAGGCCAAGTAACCGTATGACTAGCACCATTGGTTAACATAAGTACAACAGAGTTACCAGCACTCAAGCTATCAGTAAATGTAGTATCACCAGTTAAAGCAGCAGTTTGAATAGAACCATTAGCGGGATTAAGTGCAATAGAACCAGATGTAGCTAAAGTAAATACTTCTTCTGTATAACCACCATCTAAGATTAAATTAGTAATGGTTTTATTGGTTAATGTTTGGGTAGTACTAAGAGTTACTTCTCCATCTGCTCCATTATAAACATCAAATGTAGTAGATGAACTATCGCTAAAATAAATTGTATATGTATCTACAGTACCAGGAGTTCCATTACCAGTTGTTCTGCTAATAGAATCAATACCTACACCCTGTTCACCACTAGAATAAGCAAGACTACTCCAAATAGTAGTACCATCACCTACTTTAAATTTACCAGTATCTGTTTCTAATCCCATTTCACCTTGAGAGAGAGTAGGATTATTAGTTCCCCAATTAGCTGCTGTATCCCTTCTAAATTGAATCTTTGTTGCCATTAAATACTACTCCCACAATCTATTACAAAATCATCTGAGGTAAAAATACTAGTACTATTTCCACCATCTATATTTTTATCTGTATTAATAACTATATCTTCTGAACCAAGTAATGATTCACCATTAAAGGTTTTAAGATTAGTACCTGATACTAATAATTCCTGTACTGTAGTACCTACATCAGAATCTACAAGTACATTAGATCCACCATTTTGTAGAGTACCTGTAAAATTAGCTGTAGCATCAGCATAATCAGCAGTAGTAGAACTATAAGGCTGTACTGTAGTACTAACATCTGTATCTACTAATACATTACTACCACCATTCTGAAGAGTACCAGTGAAATTAGCAGTAATATCATCATACTTAGGTATCTGTAAACTTGTAATATCCTCCCTATAGAGAATATCATTAGCTAGTTTATTTGTAGATAATAAACTCATTATACTACCTCAAGAATAGATGCTACTGCTTCTACATCTCCAGTAGCTGTAGCAGTAACTGCAATTACATCATCACCTTCTAGATTAATTGGTTTATCTAGAATAATTGTATTATTAGCTGGAATAACTAGTCCTTTAGCAATATGCCTATAGGTAGTACCACCATCTACAGTTACTTCTACAGTAATAGTAGCATTATTTGTTCCATCAATATTGCTTAGAAATAAAGCATGGATTACAGCTTTAGAAGCAGAAGGACATACATAAAGAGTAGTCCTTGTAGTACTAACTGCTATACCAGCATTCTTAAATGTATTAGCCATTGATTAGCCTCCAAAGACTATAGACATTGCTAAAGATTCATCCTTAGCTTGAATAATTAAATTATCTACTTCATTAGTAGAATACTTATCTAAATCTGTAATATCTGCTTCTACTAATACCACATCACCTGTTCTACCAGCAACTGTTAGTACTGCACTATCAGCACCATTATAGACTGTAAATGTAGAAGTACTAGCATCACTAAAATTAACTGTATATGTGTCAGTAGCACCTGATTGAGCAGGTAAACCACTTACATCTGTAGTACTTGTAAATACAATAGAGGTAACACTTACACCAGTATCACCAGTATCTCCCTTACCAAATGGTACTCCAGCAGACCAATCACCAGATGTATTACTTAACTTAAAATAAAGTGTACCTGTATCTAATGCTAAGAAGCTAAATCCTAATGGTTGAGCATCATAGGTACTTCTATCAGCAAAATTACCCATAGCATTAACAGTAAAGGGATCTCCTTTATCCCCTTTAATACCTTGAGGAATACCTAGTGTAAGTACACCAGTTCCAGAGTTATAAGATGCAGAAGCTAAACTACCAGCTACTAGAGTTTGAGCAGTAGCACTTAATGCTTCAATCTTATCTACTTCAGCAATAGCTATATTAGCTTGTGTAGTAGCTATACCAGCCTGTGTAGTAGCTGTAGTAGCAGCAGCTTGAGCTGTAGCAGCATTACTGGCAGCATTCTGAATAGCAACCAGATTATTAACTACTAACTCAATATAAGCTAGATTATTATATACAGTATTAATTTCAGGTAGAGCATCATTTACTGCATTGATAGCAGTAAGAGAATTATAAATATCAATTAATTTAGCAAGCTCTGCACCTACTGTATCTATTAAAGCTATATTAGTATATAAACCATCAATATTAGTAATACTAACATACAGCCTATCAAGTGCTGTAATACTATCTTCCAATCTATCTAAATTAGTAATACTTGTATAAAGTCTATCTAACTGAGTAATCTTACTATAAATAGAATCTAAACCAGTAATACTAAGTCTTACTCTATCTAAGTTAGCAATAGACAAATGAATACGATCTAATTCATCAATAGAATCATATACTCTATCTAAATTTGTAATACTAGTAAATAGTCTATCTAGGTTAGTAATAGAAGTATGTAATCTATCTAAGTTAGATATAGAAGTATGTAGTCTAATTAATTTAGCTAATTCTGTATGTATTGCTAATAATTCAACAAGTACATTCTGTACTTCTAGCATTTGCTCTATATTATTAGCTAGAAGAATAATTTTTTGGATATTATTACCAAGAGCAATAATATCCCCAATTCTTTGAGAAAGAGTTTGTAAAGCAGAAGTAGTTAATGCCCAATAGTAGAGAGGAGTAGCATTAACATAAGCTCCAGTAGTTACATGTAACTGGATTCTTTCAATATTAGAGTTAGTACCAGTAACATCTACTACTCTAATTAGAGTACCAGTTCTACCACCTACTTCTTCAATAATAGTTGTATCTTCTAACTTATTAGTAAAAGATACATTACTCATTAACTGATCTACAATAGATCCATGTGTAGATACTTGTATGGGTTGATTATCATCATTAACAAAGGGTACTTCAATTACTACACCATCAACAAAAGTAACAGTAGCTTTATTGTAGTAAACAGTGGTAGTAGTATCCTGCCAAATAGTTTGTGCTTCTTCATAGGTAGTAGTAGCTTCAATGCCTACCTTATTAAGAGCAATATCAATATCTAACTTTCTATTACCAAAGTAATTACCTTTCTCTATATCTCTAGAAGCTGTACGAATTAATTCAGCAGAATTAATAACACCAGAGATATTATCAATATTGGCTAGAATCTCCTGAAGAAATAAAACCATTTCACTATCTGGATCTATAGAACCAAACAGCTCAATAGTTTCTAGATTATCTACAGCCTTACGAATAATATCAAAAGAACTATTAATATATTTATCTAATAGTTCAGCATCTGTACCTAATGATGCCCTTATACCCATTGATTAATCTCCAGTTTAAGATTTCCCCTATGAGTAGTATTAAATACTCCTAGAGAATCAATTCGATTACATTCTAATTCATATTTCTGTAAATACAAATTAGCTTCAGGTCTTTCTTTACCTACCCTACTGTAGAGCTTATCACTTACATAGGCCACTAAGCACTCTAGAAGAGCCTCTGGAAGCTCTACATAAACACTTGATGGGTCAGCTATGGTTGGCTCTATTCTAGCTGGATACGCTCTATATTCAACTAGGAGAACATTCTCCTGTATAGGGTAAGGTACTTGGATTCGATTATAGGAAGGAGTATAAAGAGACAGAGAATCATTTTCCATATTAAGAGGAAATTCATGGTATTCCTCTGTAAATACTCTTTCTATCTTAATTACATCGTTATTAAAAGGTTCACTAGGATTATCCATTAAATAATGATACCTAACTTCAGGATTCTTTAAGGTGTAAGAGTACTTCTTATCTAAAATGTAATCACTGATATGTTCATAAAGCTCTATACCTACAGCTTTACTAAGAATAGGAAATCTTTTATGTAGATCAATCAAACCAAGATTGATATTACTAATTACTTTAGGTAGATCTTTCTCCCTAATTCTACCTTCTTCATCTGAACCAATAGCTAAATTGGCTAAGTCTCCATACATCAGGTACTCAAGTATCTCAGACAATTGCATTACATTTAATCCACTTAAACAATATAGGAGAGTATATTACCATCTTCTTCTGTTATGTCATCTTCCCACACATCATTCCCTTGCTCATCCTTGTGTACAGACTCAATACTTGGTTTCCAAGCCCTAATACTAGCAAGCATTGAGATAGTGTCAAGGAAATCATCGTGCTTAGACTTAAATTGACCTGGAGCTACTAGGGATACTTCATCGTACATCTCTAATAATTCAGGAGAAGTTCTCATTTCTTCAGGAAACCAAAGCTTGTGAGATTTAAACCAAGGCACCACTAAATTAAATCTTTGTATCTTATTTGTATTAGGTCTAATACCTGGTTTCTGATTATTCCCTTCACTAGCTAATGGGAAGTAGATATTTCTAGTCATCATTTGTTCCATGATCCAAGGAATAAATCCTGCTTGCTGTCCTGATACTTCTATACCTACTGACTGAGGTTGATACTGTTGAGCCAATCTAAATAAATCATCTACATTCTTATCCATTAATTGACGCTTACAAATACCATCAACCCATAACCAATCCCCATTATTGTTATAAGCCCAAACAGAAATAACTGAATAGTCACTAGCATTATTAGCACTAGTAGCAAAGTCAGTAGTAATATAAAAATTAAACTTACCTTTATTCTCTAATACTTTAGATCTCTTATACCATATTAGATCAGAATCTAAAATAACTCTATCTTCTTCAGACATAATTCGATTCATCATCTCAGCATTAAAGTCATGTATTCTGCCTAAAGCCACAGCATCATCATACATCTCTTTTACAGCTTCATAAGGAAATCTATCTTCCCAACTACCTCTAAATTCCTCTTTACTACAAGGAAATTCTTCACATACTGGGTATACTGAAGCACTCCATCTACCAGATTCAATAAGTTTATACAAAGGATCTGCTTGTGAAAATACTGTACCAATGGCTATCATCTTTCTTTTAGTAGGATGCATAGCTTTATCAGCAGCCTTATGAATTGTATTCTCTATATTAGCTATAACTGTAGGTGATTTAGCATCTGTATCTGAAAGTAAGTCATCCATAATACATAATTCAGGTCTATGTGATCCAGTACTATTTGTAAATCTAGTACCACGAATACCCATTTGGGCACCTACTAGTTTAATACCAAGTCTATGACCTTCTCTATTTTCTAATTCTATAAATGCGTCTGTAAATCTAGTATCAATTATGTACTGCTGTAAAAATTCACTATTACCCCAAGTCATTTCAATAGATTTACGCATAGTCTTTGCACCACCTTCTTGACTATCTAAAATAGCTAGAATGTAGTTAACAATCCCAAAGTTATCTAATTCACCAAATGTAGCAATATATAAAGGCAAGTATGTAGTGAGTAGAGTACTTTTAGCAAAACCTCTATGACAGAGTACAGCAATTTTATTTGTCTTACTAAATATATTATCTAAAAGTTGATAATGTACTACAGGTGTTTTATTACTCTCACCACCACCAGCATTAACCAACTTCATAAAATTAACAAACTTAAGACTAGCATCACTTGGAGTATAATTAACTAAATTAGAATAATTAACTTCATTTAAATATTCTTCTACTTTCTTAATTGGCATTATATTTCTTCCAGGTAAATCCTAAATACTGTCTACCTAATCTTATAGCCTTATTGAGTGGAGATATATCTTTTTTATTTAAATACTCTTTTAACTTTTCTATTGAATCTATTTTAATTAGAACATTACCTTGATTATCATACTGAACATAGGTTGAACAAGCTTTCTTAAATACAGGAATTTCAGGATTGTTACTATATTTCCACATCCATTGTTTAGCTGTTTGATATTTCTTACTACAGCTAACACATATTGTAGCTATTGGAACTCCTGTTTCCTCACTAGCAAAAGACATACTCTTATATGATTTAATAAAGTTTCCTTCTAAATCATACTGATCTACTGGAACCAATGTACTAATAATATTATCACCGTTTCTAGCATCAATATGGCTTTTCTTATTATTCTCTCTAAAAGAAACCAATCTAATATTAGCTAGGGTATAAGGTAGTTTATTATCTAACCTATCTACTGAAGGTCTTTCCCACTTTGAATAATTACTATTCTTCCAATTATTAAATAGTATTTTAAAATTAAATTGATTAGTTATCCACTCAAATAATTCTTTTCTAGAATAATTAGGTAAGTTTTGATTTCTTTCTTTAGAACTATTAATTTGTTCAGAATAAATTACAGAACAAAGCCCTCTTTCAGTTCTCTTATACTTAGTAACAATCTCTTTAGTACATTCTTTACACCAAGTTACTCTACCTGTACTGGTGTTTTTATTCTTATGGAAAGAATCAATACTTTTAGTTTCTTTACAGTTGGTACAAGTAATCATGCTAATTCTCCTATTAAAAATAAAAGTATAGCAGATTATTAAATATCTTTCAAGTTAAAAGATCTAATTTAGATATTCTATAACTGTCTTCTTATCAGACATACATATCTCTAATTAATTTATTAAACCTATAACATAAATCCATATACTCATCCTCTGTAGCTGTCCTTACTATTACAATATCTCCACATAAATAATATAACTTAAGATACCTATGAGTATCACAGCTAAACCAAAAAGTAAGAGTACTTCCATAGATTATAGTATCCTCATGTATTAGGATATTGTCTGGAATAATACGTCTTTCATGCACTATCAGTCATTTCTTCCATTAATTTAAATTTAGCTATCTCAAGTAAACCAAGAGCATTGATATAATTCATACCACTACTATCAATATAAAGATTACCATCCTGGTTAGTACCTATAATAATAACTTCCTTTAGATTATTCATAGCTAACTCTAATGTTTCATTGGCTTCATCTGTTACATCTTTAGAACCAACTAAACTAATTACTCTATTCATTTGGGTCTCCTTGTAATGAGCCAATACTCATAAGCATAAAGAAGAAGTAATACTCCTACAACTATTCCTGCTGATTCTAGTAATATACTCATTCTATTCTTTCCCCCTGAATAATCTTTGAATGAGCTACTTCTTTAGCATTAAGAGTACCTGATTCTATTAGTTCTCTTTGTTGTCTAGCTAATGCCATAGTAGCATCTCTTAATTCTTGGATACTTTTATCTTCTTTATAACTAATATCTAATTCTAATTTAGTTTCTGGTTTCTTAAGATGGTTAAGCAGACTATTAGCTGCATCAGTTCTAACCTTCTCACTATTAGCATTAAGCATTAAATGAGCTTGTACATTAATAGCTTTCTGATATATGTCTGCATTTAATACATGAGTAGGAACTAGTGTCTGTTCATATATTTTATTTACTAATTGGTTTTTATTATATGCAGTACTATAGGCACTAATATCTTTATTACTAGCACCTTCATCTATTAATCTTTGATACCTATCTGGGAATGTTTTAGCATAAGCTTCTATGTTAGATGAACCAAGTAGTTTATAACTAACATATTTAACAGCATTAATATAATCCTGTATTTTATATCTACCATCACTAATAACATTAGTATAACCTAATAGGTTATCTCTAAATGATTCCCTTATTACTTCATCTCCCATAATATTATTAATATCTTTTAATACTTCCTCTGTAAGCTTACTCCTATGCTGCTTAGGTAAAGCTCTTTCAAATTGTTCTTGAGTTACTAGTTCTTTAGTCATTACTGCCTCTATGCTTGGTATTTAGACTGGCTTAATTAAAAACCAAGAATAAGGAATAGTCAAGGGGATTAGATAGATTAAATGAAAGAATGTATTAATAATATTACTGGAGGGTTTATTAAAAAATTAAAAATTAGTATAAAGTTAGTACTTATACTACTGAAGGGTTTATCAAAAAATTAAAAATTAGTATGCAGTCAGTACTTTCATACAGTCAACCAACTTTCTAAATATCCCCCCCTATAAGAGCTGAGTAGTATCTTTATTCTTTATTCATCTCTACTGTACTGTCTATGCTATAGCTCTACCTATCTATCCATCTCTGTATCTATACTCTATCTCTCCTCTCTACATCTACCTACCTATACCTACCTATGTATTAATACTATTAAGTATATATATATATATATATATATATATATTAATATAATACTATGTACTACATGTAACACTGTACTGATTCTCTCCTATCCTTGTCTGTCTCTACCTCAGTAGCTATGGTGTGTCGTACTTAGTCTGCTCTTCTGGTGGAGTGGTGCAATATCGCACTGTCTTCCTACTTGCAAGGGGAATCAACCATGAACAACAACAATCAGATGTCTGTCTTTGGTAGCATTAAACTCTTCATCAACTCCCTGATGAATGCTGCTACCCGTGCTGCTGTGACGTTAGACAAGTCCGTTGGGCTTGTAGAAAACGAAGTTGATAACTTGGCATCCTATCAACAAATTCGTCTGGCAGAAAACCAGAAGGAACTCTCTCTGCTAACAGCAGAGTAGTTCCTAGCCTCATACCCATTCTTGGGTATGGGGTTATTTTTTTACTTATACCTTTCATCACCTATTGATTCCCTATGTAACACCTCCTGTAAGCTCCTGTAGTGGCAGTAGAGCTACGATCTATGGTTAACCTATACCTACCTATAGGGTGTAGCCTATTAGAGCCTCACAGACGCTCAGGTTATCCACAGCTTATTCATTGGTAAGCGGATATATAACTGCTACTGCGCGTAAGTCATGTATATATCTCTTTGTGGATATACTGTATTTTTTTACCTCTCTAAATCAATAGCTTACTCATATATCTCTTTTGGGATATATACAAAGGTATTGACATGGTGGTTAAATATCTAAAGGGTGCTTATTAATCTATCTTAGGTTAACTACTAATCAATTCAGTGTAACACTTAATAACTTAGGTATATTACTAATCTACTCAGTAAAGCTATCTACCTCTGTAACACGTTTAGATAGCCAGGTAGTAGGAAGAAAGGTATATATATCATATAGATAGCCCTAAAATATATCAAAAATATTTTCAAATTTTTCCAAAAAACTTAACCCTATCTACATTCTCCTAATACCTATGCACTCTCCTAAGTCTTTCTTCTCTCCTAAACCCTAAACTCTCCCTATAACCATAGCTTTCCATTCTTAGTCATCTCTTCTGATGGATTGGGAATTGTCCCAGTTTAATCCCTATAGGAGGGAATATCCATGAACAAAAAGCTTACTCCTACTACTACTGAAGATTTCAAGAAGGCTAATGGCTTCTTAAACTTTAAAGTAATCCTTACTGACAATAAGGGTATTGAGCATTCTATCAAAGTACCCGTCTTCGGACTTTACATTGATAATAAGGGGCATAAGGCCATTCTTTCAAAGCCTGAAAAGGCTATGGAGAATCTCAAGATTGAAATCACAGGGATTCATGTGATAGAGGAAGAAAAGGAGATTGATCTCTAATCCTCAGTCCTAAGCATGACGTTAAACTGCTTATAAGCCCATTCATTTGGGCTTATTCCTTTCTGGCTCTCCTGTACTTAGTCATCTCCTCTAGTGGAATGGATTAATTCACAGGAGACTAGTATGGAAGAGTACATTGCTTTGCAGCAAGCATTAAATATGCTGCCTCCTCGCCAGAAGGAGATTGTTCTGGCAACAGTGGTATACAAGGAAGGTATATCTAAGTTGGCAAGGGAATACCATACCAAAGAGCATAGGATTAAGCTCATTCAGAAAAAAGGATTGCAGAAACTTCAGAAAATACTATCCCATGATCCTTGGAGATGGGTAGGTAACTGAAGGTCTGAGTAAGACTCCGAGTGTAGTGAGCTTGGGAACAGAAATCACTAAACCAAACAAAAGAAAACCAATAGATAAATTGGTTTTTCTTTCTCTCCTTTCCTACTGAAGTTCTCTGGTGGAATGGTAAATAATCAATCTAGGGGATAGCCATGCATAGAATCATATTAACCAAAGAAGTAAAACAACATCATCCTGACTTCTACAGCATAGAGGCAGGAATTGCTGACAACATTCAGCACTTTGATCACCACCGGGAAGAACATAAGGTATACCCATCACCTTGTAATAATATTGCTATTAAACCAATTAAGGATGATGGAAATATAAAGTATATTCAAATTAGTCACATAGATAGTGACACCCTTATTGGAATTGCCAGGTTACTAGGAGTTAACCACTTCCTAAGAGAACCATTGGATTTCAATACAATGGAATACATTGATCTCAATGGTTCCAAGGGGATAATTAAAGATAACTATACCTACCAATTCATGGTAGGAGTAGGAGTCTTAGCAAGAAAGCTAAACTTCCCTCGTATCACAGATGAACCAACAGATGTAACTGACATAGTACAGCAGATGCTGGATACATCTATATTCTCCTTTACCCAATACGGCAAATGCAGTATTGATAAGGCAGAAGCTGATTACAAGGAATGTAGGTACTCTCAGCAAGGCAATATGGGTTTATGGGTAGTAGATGCTACCCATGACTTCAATCCATCTCGTCCTTATGAGGATGGAATACAGGTAGTAGTAGTATATCGTAGTCATTATAAGACTATTAGTATCTACTGCGATCCAGATTCTTCCTATGAGTTTGCAGGACAAACCATTGCAGGGATTGAATTCAATGGGCATGCAAAAGCTTGTGGAAGTCCCAGAGGTATGGAAATGACTCTAGAAAATGCTATTGAGGTATATAGCATTCTTTAACCCCTTATGCCAAGGATGGCTAAACCAATTGGAGAATTACTATGTTGATAGAGCGTACTAGCCCTATTACTAGGGCAAATCACATCTGGGATATAGATGTGACTCAGCAGCAACTGGATAACTATTACTACATGGGTTATCTAGTACAACAAGCCTTTCCTCATTTATCACCAGAGGAAAGGGAATTCATCAAAACAGGTATCACCCCAGAAGAATGGGATGATATGTTTAATGATGAAGATGACTGGGATGAAGATGAATATTAATTAAACTAACTGGAGGAGAAATCCTATGAAAGTTGAATTTATTACTGAAGAGCTTCTAGTTCTTCAAGCTCAAGCAGGAGATAGGAAGTCCCAAGAAGTATTGTTTAAATACTTAGCCTGGAAAGTATCACGGAGGATAAAGTAATGGAATGGATTTATCTTATTGGTTTCCTTTATGCAGTATTCCTGATAGGGGATATTGTGATTAATACATTCTTTGAATAGGAGGATATATGGACAATATAATAGAACTATTTGATTCCTTTATAAATATTAATAAAGATCAAATTGTATTTATGAAAACAAAAGTTGAATGGGATCTAAGAGAAGTTAATGTATTCTTCTATATGACTAATAACATTAACATAAGAGATAAGTTTACATTTATGGACTTAGATCCATCTGATCAATTTGATTTTGATCAAGAGTTTCATCATGCAGTGGAGAGATACTATGCTATTCGGAAGTAATATTCCACTAATCAAAAAGTTAGTGGATCTTTGGTGTATCGGAGGTAATCCAAAAGATTGGGAAGGAGAATGGAAATCTGAGTATGATTTTATCATGCTAGAGATTGATTATGAATATCTCTATTACCAAGACAAACTTTAGGAGGGTATATGTACAAACATACTCTGGAATTTCTATATTCAGAATTAGCTAATCAAATAGTAGTTCTTCTGGATAACCAAATAGAAGAAGTAATTGAAGTATTCGATAAGAATCCTCAAGAGCTTTTAAGCCAGCTAAACCTCCAATACAGGGAGTATTGGAACATAGCCTAGGATAGGTATTGGTTCATCAATTAAGTGCCTCTACGAAGCTTACGCAGGCTTCTAGAGGCATTCTTATATCAGGAGATAGATAAATGAATGCAAAGAAAGAATTGATTGAAATGATTGAGGATATTAATAAGAAACTACAGGATGTAGTAGCTTATAACATTACTATTGAAACAATAGTAGATTGGGATGAAGAACCAAATACTAATTGTTTCAACATTAAGGGAACCAATTTGACTGAAACAGAATTAAACCATATTGATATGGAATATGATGCTGGTTTCGGTAGTCAGGAACTCTTTGGAATAGTCTTGTTTAATGATAATACTTGGCTTCAAAGGACTGAGTATGATGGTTCTGAGTGGTGGGAACACATGTATCCACCTACAATTCAACAAATACTGGAGATGGAATATGCAAATTAATACTTCAGACTATGTATTAATTATTAAGGAGCCTAATAAGCTCTTTAATATTGTTAAGGAGTATATAGAATCTATGGATCAAATGTACCCAGGATGGGAATATACATGGGATAGCTTTGCAAATTATTGCATTGCTCATTACCAGGGAGAACTGGAAGGAGTATATTTCACTCCTGACTTCACCAAGCCCTACTAAACCTCCTACAAGCTCATGGAAGAGCTTACCCTATACCCAACCATTCCTTTTAAAAGAAAACAGCTCTACAGTCATTCTGCGGCCTTACAGAGCTATTGGAGATACCATGCAACAAACTCTATTGGAAGTAACTTATGGGAAACAATACATCAAGGAACTAATTAAGCAGGAAGTAAAGGAAATAGATCTCTCTGAGCTAATAGATAGTTTAATTGAATTTAAGCTAGAAGCAGGTAGAAATATTATGGTAAGTGCAGAACATATAGCAATAGAACTTACTGCACTTACAGCAGGATTTACTAAACCAATACAAGAAATAGTAAATGATCTGCATTATGTAATTAAAGAAAATAGTATTCTATCTAAGATAGAAGCTATTGGTTTATCCTTTGAATTATTGTATCACTGCAATAAGATAGTATATGAAATCAAAGGGATAAATATAGTTAGCTATTATGACCTAGATGATATTACCTATAGAGCTATAGATAATAAATCATTCATACCACCATTTGTAGAACCACCTATACCTTGGACTAGAAATGATGCAGGAGGATACCATAGTATCCAAGAGCATGTAGTACTAGGCCCATACTTCAATCATCATTCAGAAGAACAAGCTTTAGATGTTCTAAATATACTGCAAGATATTGAATGGAAACTAGATAAACATATTCTTCAATATGAAGAAGAGTCTAATAAACCATTTGAGAATGCAGATTCTGAAATACAATTTAATGCATTAAAAGAATCTAGTAAGAAAGTATATAAAGAATATGCCAATAAACCATTTTGGTTAATGTGGCAATTCGATAAAAGAGGTAGACAGTATTCATCTGGATACCACATAAATTTGCAGGCAAGTGGCTATAAGAAGGCAATTATGTCCTTCAATAAGAAGGAGCTTATTACAGGTAATCTTTAAATAAATGAAGCTTAGGAGCGGATATGCAAAAGATAAATCCAATGCAATACATAGCAGTAGCTATAGCTAATCACTATGGTTTAGATAAGCTCTCTTGGGATGAGAGAATTAATTGGGTTAAAACCAATATGGATAATCTAGAGAACTTAGTTCCTAGTAGTCCTAAAACTAAGTACTTGTATATTAAAGCTGTTAAGGCTTTAAGGGATAGTCAAGCTGGTAAACCTACTGGATACATCATGGATCTTGATGCATCTTGTTCAGGTGTACAAATAATGGCTGTATTAGGTAAATGTAAGACTTCAGCCTCTACTTGTAATTTAATTAATACAGGTAAAAGAGAAGATACCTACACAAGTGTTCTTAGTTCTATTAATGGAGTAAACATTACTAGGACTCAGATTAAGGAAGCTATAGTACCAATGTTATATGGTTCTAAAGCCAAACCAAGAGAACTATTTGGTGAAGGAACCAAAGAACTAAAAGCCTTTAATCAGGCTGTCTACAAGACAATTCCAATACTATCTAGCCTAAAACAATTAGCAGATGAATGTTGGAATAGTAATGCTACTGTTCACAGGTTTACAATGCCTGATGGACATGTAGTTAAACTTCCTACTCTTATTACTAGAGGATATTCGTTCAATAGTGGAAAGAATCCTGTCTTCTATTCTCACAAGGAAATAGGAATATCTAGCAATTCAACTCCACTACTTAGTGCAATAGTACATGCTACAGATGCTTATGTATCTAGACAAATGGTTAGAATGGCTAATAAGCAAGGGTTTCAATTAGCTCATATTCATGATTCTTATTTCACTAGTCCTGTATATATGCAGCAAGTTAGAGAGAATTATGTTCATATTATGTATGAACTAGCTAAATCTACATTACTGGAAGATATAGTAGAAGAACTTACAGGTAAAAGAACAGAGTTTGAATACAGTAATCCTGATCTATACAAAGAAATTAGGTATGCTGAATACGCATTAAGCTAATCATTAAGCCCTCTATATGAGGGCTTATTTTTTTAATGTGGTTTGGTGAAAGAAATGAAAACTTTCATAAATAAATGTGGTTTTGTGGTTTCAATGAAAACAATAGTTGGAGAAAACAATGAGCGAAGATAAAAGTCGAGTAAAGGTAGTTAAGTGTAAGTGTGACCATAAAGGACAGGATAAACTTTATGGACAAGGTATGCGTCTAGCTAACCGTGGAGCTAGTGCTGATAAGCCTGTTTATACTTGTACTGTGTGTGGAGTGAAGCACTAATGAAAAAGCTATTTAAGGTTAAAGATCAATATTTTGATAATAAGATGGAAGCAAAAAAATACAGGGATGAACTTGGTGGTGTAGACAACAATGTATATGTTCAACTAGGTCCAGACCATCAAGGACCACATGGACAAAAAACTAAGTATAAAACATATAAAACTCGTTAAATGAACCTTAAGGGGATAACAGATGATTCGTACTGCACATGTTACTAATGCAGCAAATAAACTTATTGTGACGCATTATATGGAAACAGATGGCTGGCCTAAGTATGTAGACTCTCTGTTTAAGGGAGATAAGATTACAGATCTTACTCCTAATCAGAAGACTTCATTGTATTATGCTGTTCGTAAATATGGTTTGGGCATTGAAACAAAGTTTTGTTTCGATAAAGAAAAACAAACTTTTACTTGTTATATATCGTGAACAAGCAGCATAGTATTAAAGCTATCCTCTATGATAAGAAAGGAAATATTCTTTCTATTGGTTCAAATAGTTATACTAAAACTCACCCACTTCAAGCTAAATATGCTAACCAAGTGGGAGAACCAAAGAAGATCTTCTTGCATAGTGAAATTGATGCGATTATTAGATGTAAAGATTTATCTAAAGCTTATCGTATAGAGGTTTATCGTTTTTATAAAGATGGTAAACCAGCTAATGCTAAACCATGTAAGATATGTGAAAATGCTTTGAATCAATTAGGAATACAAGTATGGCATACTTAGGTATTGAACAATACAATATAAAACAACTACTAACTGAAATGGTAGGATGTTCAGAATCTATTGAGATTCTTGAACAGACTATCAATAAAGAAAATCCTAGGGGATATATTGTTATTCAAGGATATGAGCCAAAAGCTGTAGAAACTCTTGCTTATCTTAAACAAAGATACAAGTTTCTGGGTTTCTTAGCAAGATCTAGGGGAGCTAAGGATGCCATGTTTGATAAATATGGTATTACTCCTTAAAAATAAGGAAACATGCTTTTATTAATGATTCTTAGGAGGATCTAGATAATAGTATGTTTCCTTTCTGGGTCTATAGCACAATGGTTAGTGCAGCAAGCTCATAACTTGTTGGTTACTGGTTCAAGTCCAGTTAGACCCACCAAACAAAACTCCTAGTAGTTCAGTTGAATAGAACAACTGCCTTCTAAGCAGTAGGTCACAGGTTTGAGTCCTGTCTAGGAGACCAACATGCTAGTATGGTGGAATAGGTATACACAACAGACTTAAAATCTGTCAGCAGAAATGCTATGTCGGTTCAAGTCCGACTACTAGCACCAATTATCCACTCAAGTAGGTGATGCAAAGTGTCGAGCTACGCTTAAAGTTCTAGAGATCCTACTTGAGATCCCTCCTGTGTCTCTAGAACATGCTCACTATCAAAATAACCTAAAACTAAACTCTATAGTTTTTGGTTCATATCTAAATAACTAAACCCCTTATCTTCAATATAAGCCCTTTTATAGGGTAGTCAGCCTAAAGGTTAAACCAATGGATATAAATGAAGCTAGAATGGTAACTCCTAAACAGTTGCCTGAATTACTGGTGGATATAATCAAAGCAAAGCTAGTTCCTAATATCATCTCCTCACCTGGTTTAGGTAAGAGTGATATTGTTAGACAAGTAGCTAGTGAGCATAATCTTCAGCTCATTGATATGCGTTTATCCCAAATGGATGTAACTGACATACTAGGCTTCCCCAATATCGTTAATGGTAGAAGTGCTTATCTACCTCCAGAGATGTTTCCTATTGAAGCAGATCCAATTCCTACTGATAAGAATGGTTGGATTCTATTTCTAGATGAACTGTCTAGTGCATCTCCAGCAGTACAAGCAGCATCCTTAATTTAAGTTAGGAAGTAATTAATTACTAAGATGAAAATAAACAAATGATATTAGTAATTAATTATGGAGAGCTTAAGGGTTTCATACTAGAAATAGTATGTCAAAACTTGCCTAAAACGGGAAACTCTGATTACATTATATAATGCTTGCATTTTTAGTACAAGCTGGTATAATGTAAAGACAATCCGTTACTAAATAGGTAAAGTTATGGAAATTTGGAAAGACATAGTTGGTTATGAAGGTTTATATGAAGTTTCTTCATTAGGTAGAATTAAATGCCTAGAGCGAAAAGTAAACACTAAAGGAAATAGTTTAAGAACAGTAAAAGAAAGAATCCGTAAACCTCAAATTAAACAAAATGGTTATCATATAGTTAATTTAGGTAATGGAAAAGGTAAAGTAACAACTTTTAGTGTTCATCAAATAGTTGCTCAAGCTTTTATTCCTGGTTTTATTAAAAGTACTGAAATCAATCATATTGACGGTAATCCAGGTAATAATAATATTAAAAATTTAGAAATTAGTAATCCCTCACACAATCAATTACACGCTATATCTTTAGGTTTAAAACCTAAATATGGAGTCACTTCCAAATACTATCGTGTCTCTTATTTAAAAAATCCAAAAGCTAAAAATAAATGGGCAGTCTGTATAAATCATCAAGGAAAATCATCTTATGGATGGAAAACTTTTTATACAGAATTAGAAGCTGCTCAGTATGCTGATAAACTTTTAGATTTAATAGGGGATACAGTTAGACCCCGTAACTTTCCTTAAATGTCCAACGACTATCCCATTTTGGGAGTACACCTAAGCAGGTGGAAACGGCAAGAATCTTAACAAGTAATGTTGAAGATTTTGATATAGTCTGCTCTGCATAGAAATATGCAGCAGTTACCTTTTAAGGTAACGGCTAGAAATTAGCGATTTCTAGTGAACATATAGGATCAATTAATTCTAGATCGAATGACAGGGAAGCATAATCTACATAAGAATGTAGCTCTTATTGCAGCAGGAAATAAAATGTCAGATAAGGCTGTAGTAAGTCGTACATCTACAGCACTTCAATCTCGTATGGTTCATCTTGAGTTAAAGGTGAATAAGAATGATTGGATTGAATGGGCTGATACTCATGGAGTAGATTACAGAGTTAAAGGCTTTATTGAATTTAAGCCTGACTTACTTCACAAGTTTGATCCAAACCATAGTGATGTAACATTCCCAGCACCTCGTACATGGGATTTTACCAGTAGAATAATCAAAGACTGGAAAACCATTCCTGATAGTAAGCTTCCAATTCTAGCTGGTACTGTAGGTACAGGAGCAGCATTTGAATTTAAGCACTACTGTAAGGAATACGATAATCTACCCACAATAAACCAAATACTGAATAATCCAGAGAGTATTACAGTTCCTCAAGAACCAAGTACTCTATTTGCTATTACTTCTTTAATTAGTCATAACCTGACTCCTCAGACTGTTAGTAAAATTATTAAATTTATAAACAGACTACCAAAGGAGTTTCAGATTATTACTCTTCAAGGAGCTATTCGTATGGATAAGCTTCTATTAAAAGAAGAAGTAATTAAAGGATGGATTAGCAATAATTCTAGAGAGCTATTCTAATGACATTGGAAGAATCCCTTAGTAAAGCTAAATTAGGAGTACTACTGAAAGGATCTGTATTCTTAACTACTATCATGCTAAGTATGAAGCATGAATTAGATGAATCAATACCTACAGCAGCTACTAATGGATTAATTGTTAAATATAATCCTAAATTCCTTAGTTCATTAAGTTATGAAAGGAGAATTGGATTAGTAGCACATGAAGTATGGCATCTTGCTCTTAACCACATGGTTAGGGGTAAAGATGCAGATCATCGAATCTATAACATGGCAGGAGATTATGTAATTAATCTTTTATTAGTTACTAATGGATTTGAGATACCTGAAGAAGGCTTACTAGATTATAAATATACTGGTTGGAGTACTGAAGAGGTTTATGATGATCTAATAGCTAATGCTATTGATGTACCATGTGATATGGATATTCAATATGCTACTGGTGAAGAAGAACAGGATATAGAACCTCAAATAACTGAGATATTAGTTAAAGCAGTAACTCAATCTAAGTTAGTAGGTGAAGCAGCAGGACTTATTCCTAATGAGATAACCAGATTAATTGATAGTTTAATTAATCCTAAGTTATCTTGGAATGATATTCTCTTTCAGTATTTAACTAATAAGCAAAAGACTGAGATTAGTTGGAAGAAACCTAATAAGAGATTCTTCCCTAAACATATATTACCTACTCAATATTCAGATAGATTAGAGAATATAACAATAGCTATAGATACATCTGGTTCTATTACAGATGAAATGCTAAGAAATATACTCTCTGAGATTAGATATATCCATGAAGTATTAAAACCAGAAGTATTAAGAATTATTGATTGTGATTGTAGGATTAATAATATCTACGAGATAGATGAGTATACAGATATTATGGATCTTAAGTTTACAGGTGGAGGAGGTACTTCCTTTAGACCTGTATTGACTTATTGTGAAACCAATCCACCAACAGTTCTATTGTACTTCACTGACCTTTATGGTCATTTAAAGCAAGAAGAAACAGAGTATGATCTCTATTGGATCTGTTACTCTAAACATCCTAAAGCACCATTTGGGACTACTATTTATTATGAACATACTAGTTAAGTTTGGATATGATAGTGCATATATTTTCCCTCACAAAGAAGGAATACAAGTAATAGAAGCATTAAGTAAAGCACTTAAATTTAAGGATGGCTATAGTTCTAATTCTACTATAGAAGATATAGAAGAAGGTACTATATCTTTCTCATTAATCTCTGATAATAGAATTAAAGAGATTAAGACAGCAATGCTTTTGAGTAATGAAAATGTATGATCCAAACACTATTAAACATGGGATTATTAATTATCTATACGAAGCTCCTAGACAAGCACTACAAGATGAAATAACCAAGATAGCAAATAAGAATCTTGAGATTCAAAAGATTCCTAAAGGAAGCTATACCTATGTTCTATACCAAGGCAGAGCAATTAATAATCTTATTGTACCTAGAGGTATGCCAATGGGATATACCTCATTGGTTAATGAATTGGTTCCCCATTATAGAATATTAAACCAAGAACTTACTGAGCTTAGACAAGAAAAAGAATTAGTCTCTAGTTTTATAAGTCAATTATTTTTGGTTTGTGATAATACAGTTACTATGAGAAAACTATTACCTAAAGAATTAGATAAATTCTTTGGTGATAGTAATTCATATTTAAGTGATAATCCTAAGCCTGTTAATGAAAAATACATTCAGATAATCAAAGAAAGAATCTTGACTAATCTCCTTCTAAGGAAATAAGATGCAAGCCGTTAGATGTGAACAATGTGGCTTCTTTTGTTTAACAGAGAAACCAAAACTAGATTATGTGGAATACTGCCCTATTTGTAGTGGTATTACTTTCAGACAAAATATGAGTGATAAAGATGTCCAAAATCTCAGACAATATCTCAAGGATTATTTTCAAAGCGGACGAATTAATTGATGATCTATCTAAATTAGCATTAATGAATAAAACCATTAATGTACATGAAGCAAGTAATTCACTAGTATCTTTAATAATCCAATTAGAAAAGTATAAGGAAAAGTTTAATGACTAATCAAGAAATTATCCTTCAGTATCTTAAGGGTTCATTTGAACCAGTAAAAGCTCTACTCATAGCTGAAGATCTGGATATGTCCCGTAAGAGTGTTAAAAATGCTCTAGAAGAGCTTAAAAAGAAGGGACTGGTAGATTGGGATAGGTTTGCTGGTTGGTATCCTGTACTGCCTCCTACAGCCCCTGTAGAGGTATCTACAGGCTATACCTGGGAAGAACTACAAGGTAAGATTCTTGTATGGGCAGACAGTAAAGGATTGCTTAAGAATCCTAATCCTACTGCTCAATTAGCTAAAACTTTAGAAGAAGCTGTAGAGACTCTACAAGCAGTAATTAAGAAAGATGAACTAGAAATTATTGATGGTTTGGGGGATATTCTAGTTACTATCATTATTGCAGCAGAACAGATGGGATATGATCTTCTAGATTGTGGAAATCATGCTTATTCTGTAATTAAAGATAGAACAGGAAAAAATGTAAATGGAATGTTCGTTAAGGACTAATCCAATGCAATACTCAATAGAAAGTGTGGATAAAGAAGATGAAGGTTTTACTGTTAAAGTAAATGTTCCTGATCCTTTATCAATTATGCATTCTATTGAGTTCTTTATCCCTGTTACTGTATTTATAGAATCTGAAAAAACTCCTAAGCAACTTATTAATCAAGCTATCAGAGAAATATTAATAGGTGCTGAAATGGAGTACAAAACCAGTTGCACATTACATTAGGAATCAATATGAAAGGCATAGGTGGAATAGAAGCAAAGATAATTGCGGATTCAATAGCTAATGGAATTAGGCTTACTACCCTTCAATTAAAATATCCTAGATTTATCCATCAAGAGTTCTTAACTCATAGAATGTTTAGTAGAAATAGTTCTAGTAGTAGAGCTATACCTGTTGACAAGATGATTCAACAAGTTAAGACTAAGCCTGCACATCCTATTCATTGGGGAAAGAATAAACCAGGAATGCAAGCTGAAACTCAAGTAGATTGTATCTTCTTAGCTCAGGATACTTGGTTAAGGGCAGCAACTAGTGCTGCATATAGCGCAACAGATTTACTTAATCAAGGAATCCATAAACAAGTAACTAATAGGATATTAGAGCCTTTTCAGTTTATGCATACAGTAGTTACTGCTACAGAGTGGAGGAATTTCTTTGAGCTTAGATTACATCCTGATGCTCAACCTGAAATTCAAGAACTAGCTAAGACAATGAAATCTGCTATGGATCATTCTATCCCAATAGAGCTTAAATCAGATCAATGGCATCTTCCTTATATAAATGAAGAAGAACTTGATGGTTTAGACTTTCTAGTTAGTCTAGATACACTCAGAAAGGCTTCCGTAGCTCGCTGTGCAAGGACTTCTTACCTTAACCATGATAACACCCAGCCTAACCTAGAAAAGGATCTAGAGCTTGCTTACAAGCTCCTAGAAGCTGGTCATTGGTCTCCCTTTGAACATCAAGCTACTCCTATGACACATACAAAAGATATTTGGTCTGATGTAGGTCAAACTCACATGGATAAAAGTGGAAATCTATGGAGTGGTAACTTTAGAGGTTGGAATCAGTACAGACATTATCAAGATACAAATCAATGAAACGAGGAAAGAGACCTTTAAATCCAAGATATAACAAAGGTGATGAAGTAGCAGGAATTACAATAGTAGAATACTTTGGTAGACACATGACATGTGAAAAGATGCAACACATGTATCTTGTTAAATGTGCTTGTGAAGAATTATTTACTACTCACCAAAAGAAACTAGTAATTAAGTGGGGAAACCAAGAAGAATTATCTTGTAAAAAATGTACTAATAAGAAAAGAGGACAAGGAAGTAATAACTGGACTGAACATGAACTTCATCTATTAAAAACTAGATATAGTAAGTTTTCTGTTAAGGAATTAACACAATTCTTAGATAGAAGTGAAAGTGCAATACTACACATGATACAAAGGTTGAAACTAACAAAATGAAAGAATTAATTTTAATTGCTTGGTTCTATTGGTATCCACCTCCTCCTATAGATTATAACTTACCTCCTATTCATAATGATCCATTTCAATTCTATTATCCAATGTATATAGGCCCTATGTTACCCAAGGATAGAGAACTAGCATGTTAAAGACTAAACCAATAAGATCTACTTGGAGATTTAAATTCGATTTAGGTAATAAATTTAATAGACGTAATCGCCAATATAGAAAATGGGCAAGTGATTTTGTTGTTTATCTAATGCTAAAAGAAGCTGGAAGTAGAGCTAGAGTTAGATGGGCAAAAACAAAATACAATAGGTATTTTATGAGTAAGATAAAACTAAAACATCATTGGACAGATAAACATATTACTTCTGAATACAATGAAGAAACCAAACAGATTATTTATACTGGTTGGGATGAAACTGGAGCAGATTCTGTATTCAGTTCTACAAATAGAAAAGAAGTAGTACAGGCATTAGTAGATTATTCAGATAAGCTTAATTATGGAAACACCTCCTCAGTTTAATAAAGGTTATACCTTTGATCATTCCACTGTAAAAAAGATACTAGGTAGATTTCCTAGAAATCCAGGATCAGATAGATTAACTTGGTTCTATGAATTAAAGTGTCATTGCGGTAATATTTATAAACAACATCAAGATAACATCAAGAGACAGTTAAAAGATAGAAGACCTATTAAATGTAAGTCTTGTGTAGCTCCTATAGCTAAAAAGACAAATACTAATATTTATATTAATTGGGGATATGATCCTAGTCTTCCTATGAGTAAATGGTAATGAGATTTAAACCAACTGAAAATTACCCTGCATGGGTTTGTTATAATTGTGGACATAATGCTCAACCTGATCCACATAAAATTGCTAGTCTATCTACATGGCACATGAATACATGTGATGTATGTGGAAAGTTTGAGTCAGTAACTCAACCAAGAGATTTTGGTTATCCTGATTTTAAGGTTAAAAAGAAGAAGTAACATGTTTAAGCCTGAGTTTGAAAAGTTTAAAAAGAAACCAAAGCAATTTGGTTTAGATAAACCTGGAAAGAAAACCAACAAGCCTAAACGTAAAAAGGATAAATACAATGACTAGTTCTAGTGAATTTACTAGCTATGAAGAATTTGAACTGACTGTAACCTATAGAGCTGTACCAGCTTCAGGTGATGGTTGGCATGAACCAAGAGAAGAAGCATACATTGATATAGAAGATGTATGTATTGGTAAAGTGAGTATTCTATCTGAATTATCTAAAGAACAGTTAGATCGTATTACTCTTCAGATTGAAGAAGATCTCAGTGCTGCTTATGAGGATTACTTAGAACAAAAAGCAGAAATGGAATGGGAACGTAGATATGGATACTAATTTCATTAATCTATATGCTTTCTTAATTAAGAAGTATCTAGAAGCTGATCCTCAAGCTAGAGAACTATTGGTTAAGGAAATAGAATGGGTAAGGCAAACACTAAAGCGACAAGTCTCAAAACCAGGGTATCTCTAAAATTTGAATATCTGGTTAGAGAGTTTAATAACGCTCAATCTATTAATGATATTAAGAGAGTAGAAAAAAGACTATTAGATCTTTATCTATTAATTAAGGACTACAGAGATGTCAATTTCAATTCAACAACTAGGCTCTAAATTTCTTATTACTAAACCCAATGTAAAAAAGTTTGAAAATACTTTTAATGAATCTATAAATTCTTTTCTTTTTACCCATGATTGGAATACAACTATGGAAGAAAAGAATATTACCAATATCTATATGGCTGGAGATTATCTAGACGTAATAGGCTTAAGAAAGATAGCTCCTTATGTTAAATCTGGTTCTTACTTAGAATTTCAGAATGAATATGGTGAACGATTCAGGTATGTATTCAAGAATAAAGAAGTATATTATATTACTGCTACTATTAAATGGCCCAAGGTATGATTAAACAACCAAAAGATTATTGGGAATCTGAACGAGTAGATACAATCTCTAAGCTTGATGATATTAAAGCTATTAAAGAAGAGTTAAGAAACCATAAAAAGATGGTATTAACTAGAAATATAGCTATAGCTATATTGGTTCTACATTTACTAGTTATTTATTCCATCTATATGTAATTGCGTGGCACTACCCCAGCAGGCGGTGGGTAAGCATAGGAAAACACCTGCAATCATTAATAAGTGTCTCCTCCGAGTCCTTTCGCAAGCTTAGGTAATGATCGTTGAAATGTACGAGAACCATTAGTCCTAGTAATTTATATATTAATACCTCGTATAAATTACTAGGCATTCTCTAACTAATTCCCCAAAGATTAATATGAAAGCTAAAAATTGTGATGAATGTCATCATGCCATCTATAGAGGTGGTGACAATATGGAATGTAATAAGGGACATTACCCAAGATATTACAGACCTACTCTAATTATATCTGATGACTTTGGATGGAAAAGAGTATGTGATGATTTCAAACCCATACCTGTATATGGAGAAACCAATGAACATATCAGGGATTAGAGAAGATAGTAGATTATTACAACATTGGTATAAAACTAAATTTACTTCATTAAAACATATTAATAATATAGTTCAACAACCACTTTTAGTAATTCCTACAAATCTTCCTTTACCATCTGAATTTCCTACTAGTGCATTTAAATATTATTTAGATACTTTACCTAAAGAATTTAATGCAATTTATGATAACCATATTTATATTCAATATAAAAAATTCAATAGTGGCCAAGTTGTAGTTGTATTCACATTACAGCATTATAATTATATCGTTACATTAATTAACTCTGATTATTATAATTCTAAGTCATTAATAATTTTATTATTTGAGTTATCAACACAGACAAATATAAAATCAACGGTAGTAATAGAAAGTTTTTTAAATGAATATCATTATTATACTGATAAAGAAACAGGTAAAAATGAATTAGTTTCAAATCAAACAGGATTATCTGAAACTTTAAATACAGTATTAGGTTTATGTGCTGTAATGGCAAAAATGGCTATGGAAGCAGATGAGTATCCAGTCATTGTTCAAAGAGAAAAGAGAGATACTCAAAATATAACTTCTAAAAAATCTTGGAAGAGGAAAGATCTACCTAGATTAATCTTTATGAATGCTCCTAAAACTAAAGTTGTTTATACAAATGATATAAAGAACTCTTTAGGAGGTACTCATGCTTCTCCAATCTTACATCGTAGAAAAGGTCATCATAGAACCTTACGTCATCCTAAATATAAAAATCATCCTAAATACATGGTTGAAGATGGTATTTATATTAGAGCTACATGGGTAGGAGATACAGAGTATTCCCATGAAGGTAATAGATACACTGTAATTATTAATGATCCAAATAAAGGTTTTGATAATGGTTGAAAGAGTTATTAAATCACCAATTATTTCCATCCTAGATGGTAAATATGAAGTTACTTCAGATAAGTACCAATGGATACTTAGATCTTACTATATGGGTGTAGATAAAGATAAGAATCCAAAGCTACAGTACAAAGAAACCTATTGGGCACATCTAGCACATATTATGCGTCATATCTTAGATACTGAAGCTAAAGAACTAGAAGATTTAAACCAAGTAATAGATTTCTTTAAGACAGCTTCAGAAACTATTACCTATAAATTAGCAGAAGATCTAACACCACATGGCTACAGAATTATCTAAATGGGACTATAGATTTCTACAATTAGTACAGCTAATTTCTACTTGGTCTAAAGATCCAAATACTAAAGTAGGAGCAGCTATTGTAGATCAATATAATAGGATTATTAGTACTGGTTACAATGGATTTCCAAGACATTTACCAGATGTATATAAAGATAGAGAACATAAGTTAGCTTATACAATTCATGCTGAAAACAATGCTATTTTATTTGCTAAGACAGACCTTACTAACACTACTTTATATTGTACCCATCCTTGCTGTACTCACTGTAGTTCTCTAATAATCCAAACAGGTATATCTAGAGTAGTTATTCCTACAGCTACTCCTGAGTTTATAGAACGATGGGGATTAGATGGGATTAACTCATTACTTAATACAGGAATAAAAGTAGACGTATTATGAGTGCATTAAAACATCAAGAAGGTGGTACACATTATCAATTAGCTATACAGCCTATTGAGTACATACATAGAAATAATCTTGGTTTCATTGAAGGCAATATTATTAAATATGCTACAAGGCATAGAAGTAAAAATAAAGAAGAAGATGTAAAAAAGATTATTCACTATGCACAATTACTACTGGAATTAGAGTATGGGATACCACATCAATGAAAGTTAGTATTGTTAAAACAGGTAAGTTAATCTTTGAAGAAGTAACTAAGGTAGAACAGAATCCAGATGAAACAGTTACTGTTCATTTTGAATCTGGAGAGAAAATTACTATTACTCAAGAAGAAGCAAAGTCACTAGGTTTACTATGAATATATTTACACTTGGTTCTAATCCTAAAATAGCTTTACTTATTAAAGATACTCTATTACATAAACCAGATTTAATTAAGTACTATCAAGAACCAATTGGAATTGATCTATTAGTTATACCCTTAGCTAATTATTCCTCAGCTAAGTTAAGAGAAGAATATCTACAAGAAATTCTTCCTTATATAGATGAAGCCAATATTGAATTTATATTGGTTCCAGATACTAATTACTTTAAGAAGTTAACCAAAGTAAATAAGAGTGATCCTTATATTGGTTATATCTTAGAAGGTAAAATCAAAGGATATGAAACCAAGAAGATAGCTTACTCATTAAGCTATGGTTCCCTTATTCATAAACCAGATAATGTTGATAAGATAAATACAGCTAACAAAGCTGTTAAGGATTACTTCAATAATACCTACCAAGAGATAGGTAAGAACATAATTCACTTTGAAGCTTATCCTTCTACCTTTCAAGAGATACAGGAATGGCTCTATAAGCTCCTGAGAAAGCCTACACTGGCTTGTGACATAGAGACCTATGGGTTAGCCTTAGTTGAGGCTGATCTAGCCTCTATTGCCTTCTCCTGGAGTCAGCATGAGGGTATAGCATTCCCTGTAAATGATTTCATTAAGCCAATGCTTAAAGAGTTCTTTGAGATCTATAAAGGTACTCTAGTATTCCATAATGCATCCTTTGATATTAGGAATATTATCTATAGGTGCTTTATGAAAGATCCACTAGATACTAAGGGATTGCTACATGGTTTAGATGTAATGTATAGAGATATGCATGACACTAAGCTAATAGCCTATTTAGCTACTAATAGTACATCTGGTAATGAGCTTGGTTTAAAGAAACTAGCTTATGACTTTGCAGGTAATTATGCAGTAGATGTAACTGATGTAAGAAAGATACCTATTAAGGATTTACTCAGATATAACCTTACAGACTGTTTATCTACTATGTATGTAGCTAATAAATATTCTCATATCTTAGTAGCAGATAATCAGAAGACTATTTATAAAGAGCTTTATCTACCAAGTCTTAAGGTAATTACTCACATGGAATTAGTAGGTATGCCTATGGACTTAAACCAAGTAGAACAAGCAGAAGCTTCATTAACAGAAACAGTAAACAAATACAGAGAACAACTTAGTAATTGTCCTCTAATTAAAGAGTTTACTTGGAAGTTAAATAAACAATTATTCATAGAAACCAATAAGAAGTACAAGAAGAAGTTTAAACCTTTAGAAGAGTTTAATACTCAGTTTAATCCTGATTCATCAGTACAACTACAAAAGCTTCTATATTCTGAAATGGGTTTTGAGATAGTTGATGTAACAGATAAAGGTAGTCCTGCTACAGGTAAAGATACCTTAGAGAAGATGCTTAATAAGCTAATGAAAGAATATGACATTACCGAGGAAGAATTAAATGAGTGAGTATCCAACATGTCCTTATTGTGATTCTAAAAAGGTTTTAAGAGATTCTTACTCTTATTGGGATACTAATACTCAATATTGGAAAGTACATTCTGTTTATGACAACTTTATTTGTGAAGAATGTGGTGAAGAAGATATAGATCCAATTTGGATAACTCTAAATGAACAAACACCTAGCAATTCAGAAGGCCAAAGTACTTAAAGCATTAATTGAATTATCTAAAGCTTCTAAAATACTTACTACATTTATCCCTGCATTTAAAAAAGCAATTCTAAAGAAAGATGGTACTGCTTACCTTCATGGTTCATTTAATATTGGAGGTACTGTATCAGGTCGTATGAGCAGTTCTCAGCCTAATATTCAGCAGTTGCCTAGTACAGGTAGTATTTACTCTAAACCAATAAAGAAATGTTTCTCTGCTCCTAAAGGTTATTTAATGGTAGGAGCAGACTTTACTTCTCTTGAAGATAAGATAGATGCCTTATTAACTAAAGATACAAATAAGTTGAAAGTTTATTTAGATGGTTTTGATGGGCATTGCTTACGAGCAGCATATTACTTTAGAGATCAACTCTCACATATTGATTTAAATTCTCCTGAATCTGTTAATACTATTAGTGAGACTCATAAGAAATTAAGACAGGCTAGTAAGGCTCCTTCATTTGCACTTACTTATGCAGGAACTTTTCATACTCTAATACATAATTGTGGATTCTCTGAAGAAGAAGCCAAGTCAATTGAAGCTAGATACCATGAACTCTATAAAGAGTCAGACATTTATAAACAAAAACGATTGGAACAAGCTGCTAAAGACGGGTATGCTGAGGTTGCATTTGGATTAAGAGTAAGAACTCCATTACTCAAGCAAGTACTATGGGGAAGTAAGAATGTACCCTATGAAGCTCAAGCAGAAGCTAGAACAGTTGGCAATGCAATGGGACAATCTTATTGCCAATTAACTAATAGAGCAGCTAATGAGTTTATGGATAGAGTATCTAAATCTGCTTACAGAAAAGATATTCATCCTATAGCTCAAATACATGACGCAATATATCTATTAATCAAAGATGATCCAAAGATACTCAGATGGGTAAACCAGCATTTAATTGAATGTATGGAATGGCAGCGTTTACCTGAAATTCAACATAATGAAGTAAAGCTAGGTGCTGAATTATGTGTTTATTACCCAACATGGGCTGATGAAACACCAGTACCTAATAGAGCTTCTTGGTCTTACATACTGGAGATTTGGAATGAAATACACACCAGATAATTGTGAAATATTGGCAGATAAAGTAGTAGCAGATATGGATTTGGATACCCTGATGACTATTGCTTTTGATTATGTTTATGCAGCGTATATGGATGAACCAGATATTTTCTATCTAGATTTAGAGAATTACATAGATGACCCAGATATACAAAAAGCTGAGTAATGGAAGATATGAACCAGTAGGATATGAATTTACTGGTTTCCCTGCTAATGGGTATTGGGTAGTAACTGATGGTAGAAATAATCTAATTGCTCCTCTAGAACACCCAAGACCTATTAATTATTTAAGATTTGCTCAATATCAAGAAGATCTTGTAAAAAGTCTTCCTATTAATAGACCAAATTCACTTGTAGGTTTAATAGAACACATTCTACTTAAGCTAGAAGAATTAAATTATGAACATATTCAAAATGAACAAAAGCTAATGAGCTTACTAACAGGAAATAACAATGCTTAAGAACTCAGACTCTAATCTACCTTTATCATTAACTGTATGGTTAGCACATGATAATTATGGATATACTAATAATCCAAAAGTGATTAGTGCTACTACTCTACTTAAACCAATTAAATCATTGGTTCTCTCTCAGTTACCTGAAGCTCAAAGAGAAACAGATATAGCTTCTTTAATTCCATCTAGAATGGGTACAGCTATACATGAAGCTATTGAAGTAGCTTGGCTAGATAGACCATTGGAAGCTCTTACAGCTCTTGGTTATCCTCCTAACATGATTGCTAAGATAGTAATAAATCCTACTGTAGTAAAACCTGGACAGATTCCTATTTACCTTGAACAAAGAGTAAATAAGAAGTTTGAGGATTATATCATTACAGGTCAGTTTGACTTTGTAGAGAATGGTGTATTAGAAGACTTTAAAACTACTAGTACATATAATTGGATTAGCCAATCCAATGCTGAAAAGTATGTACTACAAGGAAGTATTTATAGATGGTTAAATCCAGATATTATTACTGAAGACTACATGTATATCAGATACATCTTTACTGATTGGTCTTCTACTAAAGCTAAACAGGATAGTTCTTATCCTCAATCTAGAATCATATCTAATAAATATACTCTTAAATCTTTAGGAGAAATAGAACAGTTTATTAGATCTAGATTGAATCAATTAAAGCAATACATAGGTAAACCTCAAGAGGAATTACCTCCATGTACTCCTGAAGAGTTATGGCAGAAACCTTCTATATATAAATACTACAAGAATCCTCAAAAGAAAACTCGTAGTACAGCTAACTTTGATACCTACTATGAAGCTCACCAGAAATGGTTAGATGATCAATGTGTAGGAGAAATAGTAACTGTACCTGGAGAAGTTGTTTTTTGTAAATATTGCAATGCCTCTGGTATCTGTAATCAAGCAAGAGCATATATGTTAGAAGGAAAGTTAGCACTATGATTCAAAAATTAGCTTTAACCATATTGGTTCCTAAATTAATTAACGAAATATATGACTTTGTTAAATCCAAGTTAGTAGAAACAAAACCAACTAGAGATACTACCAAGATTACTCCTCAAATGAAAAGAGATATTAATCTCTGGTATAGCTGTTGGAAAGCTAATAAACCTGGATTTGAATTTAACAATAGAGATGAGTTTACTAAGTATGTTAATAGTAAGCTGGGTACTAATAAATCTGTAACAACTATATTTAGGTATATAAATAATGTTAGATCTGAGTAAAGCAGAATACTTTGAACCAGCAGAGAAACTAGTTAAGGTTCTTATTAATAAGACCCAAAACAATAATCCTCTGTTTTTTAGAACTCTAGTTGATTTCTACTTTTCACAAGTAGCTTCAATGATGCGATGTAGTATTGACACACATGACAGGGGTAATATTCCAGTCAATATTTACGCTATTAATTTAAGTCAAAGTGGTACGGGTTTAGTTTAAGCTCCTTTATGTAGTGATACATAAAGATAATCTCTCTAATTGCTGGAAACTCTTTAGAGCCAATCTAACTACAACATAAAGATGAAATATGCTTAAGTGTGAAAGTTTAAAAATAGATTGGATTAGACAATCAGCAGGTAAGCTCCGAATAGGAGAAACTTCAACGACTAGCCTTATGGCGTACACCTAAGTAGGTGGAAATGGGAGATATCTTGATTAGTTTTACCATTTATGATATACTTAATTAAGTTTAACACAAAAGGTAAGACTCAAATGTGGAAAGATGTTGTAGGTTTTGAGGGGTATTATGAAGTATCAGATCAAGGTGAAGTCAGATCAGTAAAAAGAACTGTCCTGCAAAAAAATGGTAAACTCTCTACTTATCCAAGTCGATTACTTAAACCTGATACTTCTGGCACTAGTAAAACAATTTATTTAAGGGTATCTTTATCAAAGAATAATAAAGTATCCCGACAACTTGTACATAGACTAGTAGCTCAAGCTTTTATCCCAAATCCTAATAATAAGCCTCATGTAAACCATGTAGATAATGATTCATTAAATAATTCAGTATCAAATTTAGAATGGTGTACTCATTCAGAAAATATGATTCATGCTCAAAAGCAAAATAGATTATTTGAATCTCAATCTAAAGGTGGAAAGTTAGGTGGATCAAGAGCAGTTGAAAAAGTTAATAAAAAATTAGAAAGTATATTAAATACTACAGTAAACAACTGGTATGTAAATAAAGCTTTAGGTAAAGATAAGCATAATCATTATATACTTGGAGTTACCTGTGTTAACTGTAATACAGAATATACTAGAACATTAACTTATCTAACAAACTCTTTTACAACTTCTTGCATTAAATGTAAATCAAGATAAAGATATAGTCTGGTCTATATAGAGATATATAGCTGTATTTATACAGAGTAAGAATTAACGACTCTTACTGAACATAAACGAAGACTTACTCTTCTAATATTATTGAAGAGACTGTTATTAGACAATTCAAGGAAATATTTACTAATAGTACATTCCTTGGTTTAGCTGAAATTAGTCTTGCCAATCTAGCAGTACAAAGAGCTAGAAAGTATAACGAAGATCCAGATACTATGAGAGAAGCTCTTGAGAAGGAGTTTAACTCACTAGGTCCATTAGTATTCTCATTTGACTCTGGTACTTCTCCAGCAGTTAAACAGATGAGGCATAAACTCCTAATGGCTGGAGCAGGTAGTATTAATTTAATAGTAGATGAAATTGGTTCTAATCTGGTTTCTAATACCGATGTATTAAATACATTCCTAGAACTTTATGATGTAGGAAAGATTAAACAGAAACTAGTTAAGAATACCAAAGATAATACTCGTACAGAAGAAATAGATGGTAGGACTCCTACTAATATGATGTTGTATGGTACTCCTTCTAAGTTATTAAATGGATCTAAGACTGAAGAAGAGTTCTACTCTATGTTAGAAACTGGTTATGCTAGAAGATGTTTATTTGGTTTTGCTAAGAAAGTAAATAAGCTCTATCAGTCCTCTCCAGAAGAAATCTACGATATGTTAGTAGATAACTCTTCAGAACAATTCCTTGATGATCTATCTAATCATATTGGTTCTCTAGCTGATATTGTTCACTTTAATAAGAAGTTACAAATGAGTAAAGATTTAGCCTTATTACTCATTGAATACAGACTGAGATGTGAACGTATAGCGGATAGTTTAAAAGACCATGAAGAGATCCTTAAAGCTGAAATATCTCATAGATATTATAAAGCTCTGAAGTTATCTGGTGCTTATGCCTTCATAGAAGGTAATCCAGAAATAACAGAAGATAATCTATATGCAGCTATTAAGAGAGTAGAAGAATCAGGTGAAGCATTTACTGAAATTCTTACAAGAGAACGTAACTATGAAAAGTTAGCTAAGTATATTGCCTCTGTAGGTAAAGAAGTAACTCAAGTAGATCTAGTAGAAGATCTTCCATTCTATAAGGGAAGTGAATCTTCTAAGAGAGACTTAATGAATCTAGCAGTAGCTTATGGCTATAAGCATAATATTATTATTAAGAAGTCTTTCTCTGATGGTATTGAGTTCTTCCAAGGTGAGTCTATGGATGAAACAGATCTAAACCAATTAATCTGTTCATACAGCTTAGATATTGCTAAGGACTTTAAGGATGAAATAGCACCTTGGGATAAGTTATATAAGATGGTTACAGCAGATGGTATTCATTACACTGCACATCACTTTGACAGTGGCTATAGGAATGCCTCTAAGGTCATACCAGGCTTTAATCTAGTCATAGTGGACGTAGACCAAGGTATCAAGCTAGACACTGCCAGAGAGCTTTTGGCAGGCTTTAAAGCACTATACGCAACTACCAAGAGGCATACTCCTGAAGAGAATAGATTCAGGATCATATTTCCTTTATCACATATCGTTAAGCTTAATCCTGCTACCTATAGTAAGTTTATGCTTAATGTATTTAATTGGCTTCCATTTGAAGTGGATAGTCAAACCAAAGATATATCCCGTAAATGGGAATCCTTTAATGGTCAATACCACTATGAAGATGGAGAGCTATTAGATGCAATGCTCTTTATTCCTGAAACTAAGAAACAGGAAGATCAACATAAAAAAGTATTAGATCATGGCTCACTAGATAATCTACAAAGATGGTTCCTATTTAATACCAATTCAGGTAATAGAAATAATCAGCTATTTAAGTTAGGAACAGCATTACTAGATTCTGGTAAGAGCTTTAGAGAAGTAAGGGATTCAGTCCTTAACTTCAATAACCAACTATCTGATCCTCTATCTGAAGAGGAAATAGATAAAACAATAATGGTCTCCATTATGAATAAACTTCAACAAAAACCATAAGGTGAATTAAACATGAGCATGTTCTCAAATCTATCTACAGAAAACTTACAACCAGAATCTGACTTTGTTCCAGGCAATAGTCGTTTATTTGAATCAGATATACATCCAATGACAGTTAAGTTGGCTTATGCTGAAGAATCTTCTGGTGGAGCATTAGGTGTAACCTTTGTATTTACAAATGGTTCTAAGGAACTAAAGCAAACCTTCTATGTAACTACAGGAAAGGCTAAGGGACAGAAGCCTTACTATGAGAAGGATGGTAAGCAGTATCCACTTCCAGGCATGAGTATGGTAAACAGTATCTGTCTCATGGCTACTGGAGAACCTCTAGATAAGCAAGAAACAGAAGAGAAGGTTATTCCTATTTGGGATAACACTCAACGTAAGGAAGTACCTACTAAAAAGCAGGTACTCATGGATCTTCTAGGTAAGGATTTACTTCTTGGTATTCTCAAGGTAGTTGAACCAAAGAAAGCTAAAGACTCAATGGGTAATTGGGTTGATACTAGTGAATCTCGTACTTTCAATGAAGTAGACAAGGTGTTCCATCCTGAAAACCATAAGACTGTAACTGAGATTCTAGCTCAGTCAGAAACTGCTGAGTTTTATGATAAGTGGATTGAAACCAATAAGGGAAATGTTAAAGATAGAACCAAGAAGTCTAATACTACTGCTTCTACTCCTGCTACTAGTGCTTCTCCTAAGAAGTCACTATTCTCTTAATCCCTCCTCTATAGCCTATGCATTAGCATAGGCTACTCTCCCTTATAAGGAATAAATATGTATATGAATGATGTTATTATTGCAGTTAACCCAGAACATTCTAATGAATTAGAAACTCTTGTTCACCATTATGAAGAGTATTCTAAGGTATATAAGAATGATAAGTTCTATTTCACCATTAATGATGTTCACTGGGAAGAAGAATATGGTGAATTAGAAGAAGCTATTATTAGCTTTCTACATCGTATTAAAAAATTTGCCTTTATTCGTATGGGTGATGATATTAATGATCTTGAAGTACATGGTAATTTAAAAGACTTTTTACTAGAAGTATCAATTAGAGTAGATTACTAATGAAAGAGAATGACCATTTAGTTCTAATATCAGGTAAATCCTCAACAGGTAAATCAGCTTCTCTCATGGGTATTGAACACCCTGAAGGAGTTATTTACTCGAATTGTGAAAATAATAAAAAGTTACCATTCAAAAGTAAGTTTAAAGAATTTACTGTAACTGATCCTTTACAGATCTATCAGATCTTTGAAGAAGCTGAAAATATGGATGTACATACCATAGTAATAGATAGCTTAACCTATCTGATGGATATGTATGAAACTGTATATGTATTACCAGCTACAAACAGTATGAAAGAGTGGGGTAACTATGCTCAATTCTTTAAAAGGCTAATGAGCCAATATGTAGCTAAATCCAGTAAGAATGTAATCTTTACTGCACATACTAGTGATATTATGAATGAAGCTGAAATGTCACAAGAAACCTTAGTAAAGGTTAAGGGTTCAGTAATGAACACTGGCATTGAAAGTTATTTCTCTACAGTTATATCCTGTAAAAAAACTCCTATTAAAACTCTATCTAACTATAAGAATACACTTCTTACTGTTACTCCTGAAGAAGAAGCATTAGGCTTTAAGTATGTTTATCAAACCAAGTTAACTAAAGAAACAGTTAATGAAAGAATGCGTAGTCCATTAGGTATGTGGAATACAGAAGAAACATACATAGATAATAATGTACAGTTAGTAATTGATAGATTACATGATTACTATGACTAAAGCTTGGTTAGCAGTAGACCCTGGATTAAAGGGTTACTTATGCTTATTGGTTCCAGACTTAAAGATTGTAGAATTTAAACCAAATACTGAACAACCAAGAACTATATCTGCTTGGTTAAAAGATATAGACAGTAAGTACGAATTAGTAATAACTGTTATAGAAGATGTACATTCTATATTTGGTACTTCAGCTAAATCTAATTTTAACTTTGGATTTAATACAGGTTTAATTACTGGAATCATACAAGCTAATAGTTTACCTCTAGCTAAAATACAACCTAAGAAATGGCAGAAAGCTATTGGTTGTAAAACATCAGGTAAAGAGTTAAAGAAAGAAGTAGCTCAGATAGCTTCTAATATTTATCCTTATGTTCTCCTATACGGATCTAGAGGAGGTTTACTAGATGGTAAATCAGATGCATTAATGATAGCGCATTATGCCTATCTAACTTATAGATGAGGATTCTATGAATATATATTTAAATAATAGTGAGCTTACAGAAGCTCTAATTAGTTATGTTAAAACTAGGTATGGTTTAGATGATAACAATGACTTTACTATTCAACTTAAAGCTGGTAGGAATTGGAAGACTAGAGTAAGTAAGGGTAATTCAGCAGTTATTACTGTAGCTGAAAGACGTGATCCTAATGCTCCAGTACAGCTAGAACTGCCCCTAGAAGAGCCTGTAAGCTCTCCAGAAGAGGTAAGTGCTACTCAGGTATTGGTAGAGCCTGTAGAAGCTGCTGTAGACGATTCTGCACCCTTTGAAGAGGATGTCATTGAGGAAGATGAACCAGAAGATGAACCAGAAGAAGGAATAGAACCTCCTAAGTTCTTCTCTAATCCTTCACTTAAGGATATTGAGCAGATTAAGGAACCAGAAGATAAACCTTCCTTTAAGTCTCTCTTTGCATGAATAAGTTAAAAGCTATACTATTAACTCCAGTAGTTATAGCAATAACTATTGTATTCACCTTCCTTATACCAATACTTACATTTGGTTTTTTATTTCTAATAGTTGGTTACATTCTATATATGTTAATCAATGATTATTTAGAAGAACAAAACCAAGATGAGTAATCCCCTTGCTAGTAATAGCTGACAGCCTGGAACAGACAGGCACTTAATAACTCGAACCTTTCCAAGCTAACCCTCGAAAGAGTGGATGGATGCAGGCGAAGTAGTTAGCACGACGATCCTGCCCTCGGCCATGCGGAGATGAACAGGCGAACCACCTGCCGGAGACATGGTATGCAAAGCCCAGTGCACGGGGCCTGTGGTGACAGCCGGGAGAGACCGGCACCTACTAACTTAACTAAGAGGTAATTACCGTGGAAGAAAGAGATTTTGGATGGGCATTACGTGGCCTAAAACAAGGGCGCAAGCTGCGTCGTAGCGGTTGGAATGGGAAAGGCTTGAGTGTTGAGCTACAGGTTCCTGACGCCAACAGTAAAATGACGCTTCCTTACATCTTTATGAACTACCCTGCTACACCTGCAAGTGATACAGCACCACCAAATCACATCAATGCCAAAGTTCCGTGGCTCGCATCTCAGACCGATATGCTTGCCGCTGATTGGGAAATTGCAGAGTAGAAATAAAAACGCAGCAGAGCGCCATAGCTTGGGTTGATCGCTGAGGATGGTCGGAGGGTGCTAGCCCCTCCCTGCTGCGCCCTATTTGGAGAGTAAGAAATGACAGAAATGACGCACGGCGATTGGATCAGATATGTAGAGGAACTAACCGAACTCACTAATAGCATCGACCATCAATTTAAGGGAGATAATTTAATCGAATACATTAATAGCATCGAACATCAAAGAGCCGAGTTGCTGGAGACGCTGGAAACACTAGCGGAGCATTTTGAGTATTACATGGGCAACAACTAGTGCAGGCCACTTGAAAACGCCAAAGCAGCAATTGCCAAAGCGAAGGTAGATATAAATGGATAATGACAATGTGTTTTTTATTGGTCTTATGGTAATCACCGTTTCAGTAGTGCTTGCTATTGCCATCGCTGGTATCTACGACAATCACCTAAACCACCAATGTAGAATGGACCCTATATGTCAGATGAGCATGAGGTGTGAGAGATGAACCATACACAAGGTCCTTGGGATTATGAATCCTTCGCACTAAGCGAAGAAATTGTATCAAACGACAAGGTAATAGCGACAGTGTATTCGAGGCATT